TCCTCTTCGCCGCGGTCGTCGGCTCGATTTCCTTCTGGGGCTCGAACATCGCCTTCGCCAAGCTCCAGGACCTGATCCCGACCCGGCCGCTGGCCGTGCCGGGCCAGCAGGTGATCAACGTCGTGCTGCTGGTCGGGATCGTCGCCGCCTGCGTCAACATCGCGATCAACAACGACGATCCCAACCAGGCGATCTTCATCGTCGTCCTGCTCGCCGCCGGGCTGCTCGGCAACCTGGTCGTGCTGCCGATCGGCGGCGCCGACATGCCGGTCGTGATCTCGCTGCTCAACGCCTTCACCGGCCTCTCGGCGGCGGCCGCGGGCTTCGCCCTCGACAACGTCGCCCTAATCGTCGCCGGCACCCTGGTCGGCTCCTCGGGAACGATCCTGACGATGGAGATGGCGACCGCGATGAATCGCTCGGTCGCCAACGTCCTCTTCGCCGGGTTCGGCGGCGCCCCCGCAGGTGGTGCAGGGGGAAGTACCGAGGAACGCCCCCATGTCTCGATCGGCGCCCAGGACGCGGCGATCAAGCTCGCCTACGCCGACACGGTCGTGATCGTCCCGGGCTACGGGCTCGCGGTCGCCCAGGCCCAGCACGCGATCAAGGAGGTCGCCGACGAGTTGGAGAAGCGCGGCGTCACCGTCAACTACGCGATCCACCCCGTCGCCGGCCGCATGCCCGGGCACATGAACGTCCTCCTCGCCGAGGCCGACGTGCCCTACGAGCAGCTCAGGGAGATGGAGGAGATCAACCCCGAGATGCCGCGCACCGACGTCGCGGTCATCGTCGGCGCCAACGACGTCACCAACCCGGCGGCCAAGAACGACCCCGACAGCCCGATCGCCGGCATGCCGATCATCGAAGTCGACCAGGCCCAGCAGGTGATCGTGATCAAGCGCTCGCTCAGCCCCGGCTTCGCCGGCATCGACAACGACCTCTTCTACGAGTCCAATACCTCGATGCTCTTCGACGACGCGAAGAAGGCGGCCGCCGACATCGCCGCCGAGATCCAGAATCTCTAGAGCCTTCCGCGCGCCTTTCGGCGCACCTGATACACACGTGTAGCGGCGACCTTCCTAGCGTCGTCTCATGCGAGGCGAGCGCGGGCAGTCGACGGTTGAGTGGGTCGGGCTGTTGCTGCTCGTCGCCCTCTGCCTGGCGGGCCTCGTCGCCGCCGGCGTGCGGGTTCCGGGCACTGCGTTGGCGCACGCAATCGCTTCGAGAATTCTCTGCGCCGCATCGCTCGCCGATAGCTGCGACGGCGACGAACCGGTTCTGATCGCGGCCTACGGAACCGAGATCGGCAAGCTGGTCCGCGAGCACATGCCGTCGCTGCTCTTCGAGCGCGGCTCCCGTGCGGTGCCGGTCGACTTTCGCCGCTGCCGCAGCAGCCGTTGCGGAGACGCGCCGGAGCACGGCTACGTGCGGCGCACCGACGCCGGCCTGCCGGTCTCCGCCTTCGTCCACGTCGTCGACTGCCGCCCCGATGCGGCGGCGACCTCTGAAGCCGAGGGCGTGAACTGTTCCGGCGAGCGCGCCGGCAATCTCTACCTCCAGTACTGGACCTACTACGCGGACTCGGCAACGCTGCGAAGCATCCCGGTGGTCGGCGACGAGGGGTACCACCTCGACGACTGGGAGTATCGTTTTGGCAGATGGGCGCTATTCCGCATGGTGAAGCCGTTTCCGCCCCCACGCTAGCCACTTTCACGGCCCATCGGGGCTATGAGGGGCAGGCGGCTTGAGAGCCACTCGCTCCGTCCACGCATCAACGCTCTCCGAGGCACGCTCGAAGTCCAAAGTCGACTTCGATGCCTTCTATGAGGGCGAGGAGTACGAGGTGGTTGCGGAGTCGGCAGTCCCCTTCCTGATCCGCAAAGACGGCTCGGTGCAGCTCTGGGAAGCCGAGTTCGTGGCTGAGTCCACGAGGTCGGTGCCTTGAGCGGGACCGGCTGCACAATTTGCTGGGGCTGCTTGCCCGATGGCGAGGAATGCAGCGTCTGTGGTCGCGGCGCTCCGCCCGAGCCAACCCCGGAGCCTGAGCGCTCACCGCTCGGTGAAGCGATCCGCAAGGCTCGCGGTGATCTAACCGGCGATGAGGTGGTTGGCGCCATCGAGGCGTTCAACCGAGGCCAGCGAGGCGAAGGCAGCTTCGACGTAACCGATCTCGGCAACGGCCGCTTCGCTATCTCGCGGCGTGGTTCGGAGGTCAATCAAGGGGCTGAGGCTGCGTGAGGGAGACGGTCCACAAGGATCTAACCGACGAGGCCGTCCAGCTTCGCGCCAGGCTCGAAGAGATCGAAGGCGAGCCGGTGCGCGCCGTCAGCGAGTACTGCGCCGCGTTTAAGGCTTGGGATGAGGCGATCAAGCAGCGCATCGAGCGCGAGCCCGGCAACGAAGAAACGGCTCGCTGGAAGTCCTACAGCCAGGCGCTGGACCTGCTTCGCCTGCCGATCCTCAAGTCCAATCTCCTGGCGAGACTGATCTACGAAGGCCACGAGGTCCGCCCGGAGCCGTGCCCTGTTCACGGCGGTCACTGGTCCGGCTGCGTCTGGGAAGACCTGCCATGTGGCTGTGTAGTCGGCGGCAACGTAACCGGCTGGGCCAACTCAGGGGAGCGGGTGAGGGCGTGAAGGCGTTCCAGCTTGAGCAGCGCTATTCGTTCCCGGCCGCTGACATTGCCGATGCAACGAGCAAGTGGGAGCAGCTGGATGAAGCCGCCGAGGCCCTCGGATTCTTCGGTGAGGATGGCGCCTGCGGTGAGATGAAGGCCGAAGACATCGCATCCGATTCGCCGCTCGCCAAGGCCCTCGAGGAGTACGAAGCTCGGCATGCGGGGGAGGGGAAGTGAGCAAGACGCTCGATCCCGGCATCGACTTCCGGCGAGGAGGACTCGAACCCGGCGCCTGTCGCCGATGCGGTCGCAAGCGGCCGATGAAGGTCGCATGGCTTCGCCCGGTCCACCGGCAAGGCCAGCGCTGGGTAGTCGTCAACTACCTCTGCCTCGATCAAGCTGAGTGCGGCTCCTACTGCTTCGCGAAGCGAGAGAAACAGCGGAAGCGGAGCGGGACGCTGATATGGCGGGAGTCGCGCTTCTCGAAAGTCGCGAAGAAGGGCGAGTGCGCCTGGTGTGGCGAGGCGATCGTCCTTGCCGAACCCGACGACTACCGGCGCCGCGCACGGGAATACCACTACGGCGACGAGCACGAGACGGGCGACCGCAACTGCCGCAAGGAGAAGGACGCCAGCTACGCCTTCAATCCGCGGGCGCTGATCCAGCTTCGCGGCGACCCCTGCTGCGTCGACTGCGGGAGTACCGACAACTTCGACGCCGACCATGACACCCCGTTGTTCGACGGCGGGGAGCACTCGGTCACAAACATCGTTCGGCGCTGCACTCCTTGTCATGCCGCGAAGACGGCGGCCGAGGCGGCCCTACGCGCTGAGCGTCGCCGCTTCGGTTCATCCGTCGCAGCCACGCCGTCTACCCAGCAGCAGTTGGTGGCGGCATGACGAACACCCCCGACCTCCTACTAGCCCTACAGCTAAAGCTCCCCAACCACACCTATAGGGCGGTGAAGCGATTCGCTGACGAACTCTCCGGCGAGGCCCGCACCTCCTATCTCATGACCTGCCTCGCTGAGCGCGAGCGCAGCGAAGGGAAGGGGCGGGAGGAGTGAGCATCTACGGCACCTGGCTGACGATCGAGGATGCCCGCTTGTGGGCAGAGGAAATGGCCGACGCTGGGATCGAGGCGGGGATCATCAACGACGGCGGGCCGGTGGACGACTTCGAGGCGCTGGACCCTGACCACCTAGATGCCCCGATTGTCTACGAGGGCTCGCACATCCTGCCATCCAACGAGGACCGGCGTGGCGGCTCAGTGGAAGTTGCAGCCATCCCGAACCACATCGAGCGGCACGACCGCCCCGAGCTTCCAGATGGCGCACTCAAGGACTGGCTTCGCCTCGGCGTTACCAGCAAGGACGGCAGCGAACAGCGAGAGGACGGCAGGCCATATCAGGAGGGGGGAGACGCAATGGTCATCCTCCATCGTCGCCACGTCGAACGTCTTCGAGACTGCCTCACGAACTGGTTGGAGCGAGAGCCTAGCCAGCCTGAATCCGGCGACCTCACCCCCACCCAGCCAGCAGTTAGGGAGGCAGCGTGAACGGGCCGCTCTACGCCGGGTGGTATCGGCACAAGTTGGGCGTAATGGTCTTCGGCGCAGAAAGTGCCTCCGTTTCGGTCACCTCCCGAACGGAGGATCGGATCTCCGGCGGCTCGATGAACGCCCGCTTCAATTCGTCGGAGGAGCTACGCGAGTTCGGGCTGCGGTGCTTCGCTGCAGCAGAGGTCATGGAGAACGCCCAATCGGAGGCCCCATGAACTCCAAGGCCGAGAAGAGAGCTGCCCGCGAGGAGTGCAAGGCCAAAGGCCACGAGTGGGAGGACGAAGGCACCTACTCCAAGTGCGGGCGCTGCGAGAAGCTCAAACGCAACGCCCAGCCCGTCAAGGTGACACGACCGCTTCCTGAGACGGGCGAAATCATCGAGCAGTCGCTTCCGGTCCGAGCCTTCAAGCCCGAGCGTCCCGAGTTCCTCACGACCACGTTCCGCACTCGCGTCCTCGCCGGCGAGCGCCCCGGCCTGATTTTCCCCGGGGATGAGGACTGCCCGCTCGAGCTAGGCCAGGAGATCGAGCTCACGCCCAATGTCTCGATCGCCATCAATCGCATCACCAAAACGAAGGGCGGAGACCACCGCTGTCGCTACACAATCCTCGACCAACGAGCGACGCTTCCACGACGGACGCCCGGGATGTTCGAGCCGCCCGAGACAGACGAGGAAGGCTTCCCGATCCCCCATACCAAGGAGGCCATCGCTGCGGCAACCGTGGACGGCAACTATTGCCAGGGGAGTAGCCAGGCGGTCCCGGACATCGGGGAGGAAGTGGGCATCGCCTACCAGCGAGTCCTCGGCACCAAATCCCGCGCCAAGACCGCTGAACGCAACAAGGAGGAACAGCCCATGCAGGAGGGTGAGGAGGACATTCGCCGTCTCACTTCGGAGATGCGCGAGCTAGCGAAGAGGGCGGTGAAGATGGGCGTCGATCCTGCCCTAGCCCTCGCTCCAATCGCGGGCGAGATCAAGAAAGCCCATTCCGAGATCGGGCATGATCAGGTGGCGGCTTGAATACGTCCGCCGAGACCATCTACACTGCTGGGGAATCCAGTTCCCTCGACGGTGCGGCCGTCGCCAAAACGGGAACGCCGGGCGGCCGGATGGAGTCCGAGGTGCGCCCGTAATGCCTCACGTGATGCTTATGCCCGCGCCGGGCGAGGGTCACCTTTTGTGGTGGGAAGAGTTTGGTCCCAGCCCCCGCCCGAAGACGGCCCAACACCGAGAGCTATAGAGCGGTGCCCGTCGCAGTTGGCCTGCGCAGCCATGAGTTAGTTCGGGCGTCCGCTCCCCCGCGCTCCTTACCTTGCGGTCGCGGCCTCTCGCCAACTTCCGCTCGCCCCACTCCGCGAGCACAACGGACCACCAAGACCCCCATCCCACATGGCGAAAGCCTGGGTGGCGGGTCTGGTGGCCGCTTCAAGGAAAGGACAGCAGGAATGAGCAACGCAACTTATGACGCCATTCTGCGAGCCATCCGTCCTACCTGGATATCGAAGGGCGATGTGGAGCGGATTCTGGCTCAGAGCGCCCCCGGTCCACTGGAACGACGCGAGGACCACACAGGGGACTGATGCTCCGTGTCCACCGTCAAGACAAAGCGCCACGAACGTAACCCGGGCCCCTACCCAGCAGAACGGGAATGCAAGGGCTGCGGAGCTAAGCCGCTCTCCCGCTACCACGCAGGCGACTACTGCGCTCCGTGTCAGGGCGGCGAGTGGCATAACCCCGATGAGCTAGACGAGAGGCGAAGGATGAAGCTGGCCCGCGGGCGGCTCGAAGGGCTGGCTGCGTGAGCGCCACGGACCTCCTCATCTGGGGCACTGTCATCCATCTTGTCATCGACTGGCTCGCCCAGAACGAGTGGATGGCGGTGAACAAGGCCAAGCGGCGCAAACGCTTCGAGTGGCGCGCTGACGGCACGTGGATAACGCGCTGGTGGGATCGCCATCCAGCCGCATACGTCCACGCCGGCCTACACGGCGGCGCTCAGCTTCTCATCTTCCCGTGGCCTGCAGCGCTCGCCATCGCCGTCACCCACCTTCTGATCGACACGCGCGTTCCGGTGATCTGGTGGTCGAAGCTGATCCGGCAGACCCAGCCCGCCGAAGTCCCACACGCCCTCGTCTACATGGCGAAGACAGAAGAGCACGAGATTCGCCATGTCGCTGACGCGCCGCCTGGCGCGCCGATCCTCATGGACCTTGGCGCGGAGGTTCGAATCTGGGTCGACCAGGTTTGGCACGTCGCTGTCATCGCGCTCACTGCCCTGGCGGTCTCGCTTTGACCCGCTACAACCTAGAAACCCGCCTCCTCATCGCCATAGCAATAGGGAGCCTCTCAGCCATCGTGCTGATTCAGTGGAGGCTGGGGTGAGCGAGGAGACGGCGCTCTCCGAGGCGAAGCAGGTTCTCCTTTCAGCGCTCGACTCGATCAGCGAGATCGAGGAGGAGATGGACGCGGAGGTCCGCCACGTAGCCGTCGTCTACTCCGTCCACAAGAGCACCGAGGACCGGAGCATCCACGAGCAAGGTGGATGGAATCACTCTTCCGACCCGGACTGGCTCATCGGGGCGATGCTCCGCCGTGGTGCTGATGCAGTCGAAGCCCCAAGGGAGCCGGACGCCGGCGACGAGGACTGAGCGGTGCATCGCCCCACCACTACCCAGCGCGGGTACGGGGCCACCCACCAAAGACTTCGCCGCCGAGCTGCCCGCCAAGTAGCCGAAGGCAAGGCCTACTGCTGGCGCTGCCTCAAGGAAGGCAAGACCAGAGAGGAAGCCTTCATCCCACCCGACACACCACCCGACCAATGGGACCTTGGCCACGACGATGACGACCGCTCCATCACCCGTGGGCCGGAGCACGTGAAGTGCAACCGAGGAACGGCTTGTCGCAGGCCGCAACGGCGACGTAAAGCTGAGCCGCACCCTGGTCTCATCGCCTGAAAGGACATCGCGTGCCCGAACTCGCAAAGCACATCAAGATCGAAGGCATTCAAGGGAAGGCGGAGCTCACCATCGACGGCGAGCCCTTCCAATGGTATATCGCTGAGAACGGCATCCGAACGGAGTCAGGTACGGTTCCGACCGTGACTCTCACGATCCTGGCCGAGAAGGTCGAGTTCTCGAACTCCCTGTTGGCCCGACCGAAAGGACGCGAGTGACTACGGGAATCGCTGGTCCCGCAAAAGGCAAGGAGTGGATCATTGACGGCGCCTTCATCGCGACCCACCCGACGACGATCCTCGCAATCGGGAAGGAAGCAGAAGGCAGCTTCTCCCGGAACCATGTGCTCGTCACAGGGGCATGTGTGCCTCGTCTGGTTCGGCGACAGCGACTCCAGAGATTCAGCCGGATTGCGGCCGATGTCTGCTCCGTCCGTATGTTTTGGCGTTGGCTTCGGGGTTAGCTCGGTAGCCGCAGCGCGAGGTAGAATGCAAGGCGTGGAGCGATCCTTCGCTATCGACGACGACTTGATCTCCTGGCAGGACGCGCGCAATGAGCAGACGCTGCGTTGGGTCATTGAGCGGCCCGTCCGCGAACGCAGCCGTGAACTCAACAAGGCACGCGAGGCGTACAGTCGAAAGCTCCTCGAGCGTCGGTTGCCTGGGTTCCTTCACCGCCTTCTAGATCACCCTCGCGCACTCGCTGCCCTGTACCGCGTCATCCCGCGATGGCGGCCATTGCTGACCGTCGTAATGCTGGAGATGACGACGACCGCTGACGCCGCATGTCAAGCGTCAGAGCGCTGGTTGCAAGAGCAGGAAGCGCGAGGGCGCGACGTATCCGGCGGTCACGTCTTCACCTACACCGATGCGAGTGGTCTCCCGGCTGAGGTCTACGGACCGTGAAGAAGCGCTGGCAGGTATGGCGAGGCAGCGAGCTATCAGCGAGCTTCAACCACCGAGACGCGTTCCGCTGGCACTGGCGCGCGCGGCTCAGTGCTTGGTCGCGAACGCGCGCAGGCTGGGCCACGTACTTCGTGAGGGACGGCGAAGCGCATGACTGAGACCGTCATCTACCGAGGGCCAAGCGGCACGACCATCAGTCAGCATGCGATGGAGGTGGAGACTTCACCGTCCAAGGTCATCGCCCACATGTTCGACCGGAATGGCTCGTGGAAACTTTGGTCTCGTGCTCTTCGCCGGAGCGGCTGCTTCGCGCTCTCGAAGATCAACCCGTGTGTCCTCTGGGCGCTGATCTTCTCCGGCTCACTACCCCGCTGACCCGCTGGGGGGGACCCCCGAAACGTTTTGTCTAGCTGACCGGGGCTTTAGCGGCGGAGATTCGCGACGGGTATTCATGTTTCGGCTTTCGCGTGCGTCCCGAACGGGACCACGCCTACGGAAGGAGCCCGAATGGGCGAAAGAGGACCTGCGCCGAAGCGCGCCGACCAGCGCAGGCGCCATACGAAAGCGAGCGACCAGCCCGACAAACTTGAGATCGAGGGTTCGGTCGAGGCACCGGATGTAGACGAGAATTGGCATGCGGTTGCCAAGCGCTGGTACGAGTCACTGGCCGATTCCGGCCAGTCGCACTACTACGAGCCGTCCGACTGGGCGATGGCCTACATGCTCGCCGAGAGCATGAGCCGCGATCTTGAGCCGCAGGTAGTTGCCGTCCCCGAGAAGACGGGCGAGCCGGTCTACGCGAAGGTGCCGATGAAGGGCGCCTCGCTCGCTGCCTATCTCAAAGGGATGACGTCCTTGCTTGTCTCCGAGGCAGATCGCCGCCGGGCCAATATCGAGCTCCAGCGTTTTACGCCCACCCCCGATCCTGAGAAGGAGGAGGCGGCGAAGGTCGCGACGCTCGATGAGTACCGCAAGCGCGCCGCCGGCTGATCGGCTCTCGACTCTTCCGCCTGGCGAGCCTGAGCTAACACTTGGGTATCAAGCGGCAGCGTGGGCGGAGGGGCAGCTCCCAGAGTTCAGTGGCCTGATCCAGCCAAACGGGCCGCGAGCCCGCAAGCCTTTCCGATTTACCTCCGGTCAACTTCGCTTTCTCGCTTGGTGGTACGCGCTCGATGAGAACGGTCGCTGGCTCTACAACCACGGCGTCAGGAGGCTGACCAAGGGAAGCGGGAAGAGCCCTTTCGCCGGCGTCCTTTCACTGATCGAGTTCTGTGGCCCAGTTCGCCTCAAGGATTTCGACGAGCGCTACCCCGGTGGATGCGTCGGACAGCAGGTCGACATGCCGCTCGTGCAGATCGCGGCGACCGCTGAGTCCCAGACCGCCAACACGATGCGGATGGTCCGGGCATTTGCCCCGAAGGGATCGGCGCTCGTTGAGACCTATCAGCTCGACCCGGGCAAGACGAAGTACTACAAGCTGCCGGAGGGGACGCTGGAGGTCATCACTTCCTCCGCGACTGCTGCGGAGGGTGGCGAGGGCTCATTCATCATCGGCGATGAGACCGAGCATTGGAAGCCCGCGAACGGCGGCGTCGAGCTCGCCTCGACCCTCGAGGACAACCTTGCCAAGTCGGGGTCTCGACTGCTTGAGACATCGAACGCCTGGGTCCCTGGTCTTGAATCGGTAGCTGAGGACTCTTGGGAGGCCTGGCTGGCCCAAGAGGAGGGCCGCACCCGCGGCGAGCGCAAGCTCCTCTACGACGCCGTCATTGCTCCGCCCGATACCGATCTGACAGATCGGGAGTCGCTCATCGCGGCGCTCGAGCACGTCTACGCCGACTGCCCATGGATCGACGTCGAGGTGATCCTCGATCGCATCTGGTCCCCGAAGGCCAAGCCGGATGACTCCAAGCGGAAGTACTTGAACTGGCCCACGGTGGCCGAGGACTCGTGGGTTGCCCCGGAGCAATGGGCCCGGAACACCCTGCTGCTCGAAGTTGAGGAGGGCACCGAGATCGTCCTCTTCTTCGACGGCTCCAAGTCGCGGGACGCAACGGCCCTTCTCGGGTGTGACGTGGAGTCAGGGCACGTCTTCACCCTTGGCGTTTGGGAGCCCGATCCCAATGACGATGCCGACACGGTCGACGCGGCCGACGTAGATCGCGTCGTTTCGAAAGCCTTTGACCGCTACGAGGTCGTGGCCTTCTTCGCAGACGTCAAGGAGTGGGAGTCCTACACGCTCACTGATTGGCCCCAGCGCTACAAGGACGACCTAAAGCTTTGGGCGGTGCCGAAGGGCAAGCCGCCACAACCGATCGCTTGGGACATGCGTTCTCACGCAACAGAGTTTGCACGAGCGGCGGAGGCATGCGAAGCCGAGATCGTGGATGGCGAGTTCACGCACGACGGCGACTCACGGGTTGCCCGGCACATCGCTAACGCCCGCCGCCGGCCGCACAAAGACTGGATCTCGATTGGCAAGGAGTCGAAGGACTCGCCGCTCAAGATCGACGCGGCCGTCTGCGTGATTGGGGTTCGGATGGTCCGGCGCCTGGTTCTAGGCAACACGAAGCGCCGCAAGAAGCGGTCCGGCCGGGTGCACGCAGGCTGAGAGGAAAGGAACAACGTGGGGGAAAAGCTCAGCGGAGACAAGGCGGTTGAGCAGGTGCGCCGCCTCCACGGATTTCACCTAGCCGAGCGCGATCAACTGGACCTGGTCCGCCGGTATTGGAGGGGACGACAGAAACTCCCGGCCGTGATTCCAACGGGAACGCCTGGGGAGGTACGCGTGATGGCCCGCAGCTCGCGGGTGAACATCATGCCGATCGTCGTCAACTCGCTCGTGCAGTCCACCTTCGTGGAGGGCTTCAGGTCCAAAGGAGAGGACGAGGACACCGAGGTATGGCAGGCATGGCAGGCCAATCGAATGGACGCTCGGCAGACTGCGATCCACCGCGCCACTTATGGTTACGGAGCCGCATATGCGGTCGTGCTTCCAGGTGACCCGGAGCCTGTAATCCGCGGGGTGTCTCCTCGCTCAATGACCACCATTTATGGTGAGGATCCCGACTGGCCGATGTGGGGACTCGAGCGGGCTGGCAACGGCCTCTGGAAGCTCTACGACGACAAGGCCATCTACTACGTCGAGATGGATGAAGCGAAGGGCAAGGCCCCCGACTTCATCGAAGATCGCGAGCACAATCTCGGGGTATGCCCCGTGGTTCGCTACCTCGACGAGCACGATCTGGATGAAGACGACGAGGTTGAGCCGGAAGACGGCAAAACGTACCCGCCGACTCGCGGTCAGGTTGCCCCGCTCATGCCACTCCAGGACCAGATCGACCTGACGACGTTTGGCCTTCAGATCGCCCAGCACTACACGGGCTTCCGGCAGCGCTACATCATCGGTTGGACCGCCGACACCGAGGAGGAGACCCTCAAAGTTGGCGCCGGTCGCATCCTTGCGATCGACGAGCCACCAGAGGGCGAGGACGGCGTCAAGGTCGGGGAGTTCTCCCAGACTGACTTGAAGGGGTTCATCGAATCTCGCGAGGCATCACTGCGCCACGCAGCCACTCTTTCGCAGACTCCCGTTCACGAGCTGATCGGCGAGCTGATCAACCTCTCGGCGGAGGCCTTGGCCGCTGCGGAGGCAGGCAGGGACCGCAAGGTGGGAGAGCGGCATACCGGATTGGGCGAGTCGCACGAGCAAACGATGTGGCTCGTTGGTCGCGCCAAGGGCGTGGAAGTCCCCGCCGACGCTGAGGTGAAGTGGCGCGACACTTCCGCTCGAGCATTCGCCGCAACGGTCGATGGCCTCGGGAAGATCGCCCAGATGCTCCATGTACCCGAGCAAGAGCTGTGGGAGCGGATCCCGGGGACGACCAAAAAGGACATCGAGGCCTGGAAGGCCGCCGCCAGCCAGGGCGACTCGTTTGCGACTCTCGCCGAAATTCTGGAGCGCCAGAGCAAACCGAATCCCGCCGTCGCCTAGATGGCCCGGACCACTGCCGGTCGCATCCTGACTGAGCAGCACCGTCAGGCCCAGCTTCAGCTTCGCTCGCGGGCACTCCGCGACTACCTGGCGCTTTGGCCTATTTGGCAGGGCGATGAGGAGTCTTTCGGCAAACTTGCCGTTGCATCCATCGTCTTGGTCCGTGCCTACCACGGGCTCTCAGCGAATGTCGCCGGCAGCTACTTCCAGAGCTTCCGTCAAGCCGAGGGTGTCGACGGTGAGGCTATAACGAGGCTCGCAGGCCCGATAGACACCGACAAGGTGATCGCTGGCCTGCACGTGACCGGGCGCGAATCTGTCGCCAAGTCCCTAGCTGCAGGCCGTACACCCGAGGACGCCCGCAACACGGCGCTTACTCGAACATCGGGGAGCGTGACACGCCAAGTCTTGAATGGTGGGCGGGAGACGATCCTACGCTCCGTTGCCGAAGACAAAGAGGCGCTTGGCTGGGGTCGCGTAACAGACGGAGACCCCTGTGCATTTTGTGCTCTGCTGGCCTCACGCGGCCCGGTGTACAAGGTGAACTCGGCTGACTTCGAAGCTCACGACGAATGTGGGTGTGGGGCGGAGCCCTTCTACACAGGTTCTGAATGGCCGGGGCGTGCGCGTGAGTTCCACGACCTCTACAACGAAGCGGTGCTCGAGGCCGAAGAGGCGGGAGAGCTCCGGCGCGGCACGAGCAATGACCTTCTCAATGCATTTCGCCGGAAGCTGAACAAACAGTAGTAGTCCGGCAACGAGCTTCGCGCCGCCGAACGCAGCGCAAGGACCGAGCGTCGCCCCGAATGGGGCGCACGACAACCCGGCGCCGAACGGTGCCGTCAAGCGAAGGAGGCCGAATGGCCGCGGACACGACCGAGGAGACCACCGAGGACGAGGCGACCGAGGAGACCGAAGGGTCTGCTGAGGGGACCACGACCGAGGAGGCGCAGTCCGAGGAGGAGGCCGGAAAGGTCAAATCCGACGACCCTTGGAAGCTGAAGTCCCGCAAGAACGAGGAGAAGGCGAAGGCCGCCCTCAAACGCGCGGAGGCTGCGGAAGCCAAGGTCAAACAGTTCGAAGATGCAAACAAGTCGGAGAGCGAAAAACTCACCGAGAAGGCATCGACGGCAGAGCAGGAAGCGACTTCAGCCAAGTCCGATGCGGCGAGGCTGCGGGTCGCGTTGAAAAAGGGACTCACCGAGGTCCAGGCCAAGCGCCTAGTAGGTGAGACCGAAGAGGAGCTGGAAGCTGACGCTGACGAGCTCCTCGATTCGTTTCGCGAAGGCGACGACGAGGACGGCAAAGAGTCCGAGAAGGACGAGCAGCCGGTTCGAAGGCGTCCAAAGGAGCGAACCAAAACAGGCGCTACAGGCGCCACCGAGCCGGAGGAGTCAGATCCGGCCAAGTTGGCTGCGCGGGTCTCGCGCGACTACTAGGTCTCCTCGCCCGACCCCGCCATTGGTGGTCGCTGCGAGCAACCCTCTAACAGCAAAGGAGTGACCACCAATGGCTAACGCGTTCCTAAAGCCGGAGAAACTGATTTCGCAGGGGCTTGGATTGCTCCAGCGAGAGCTGCTTCTCCCACGCCTCGTCGTCCGCCGCGGCATCGCGGACTTCAAGGGTTCGAAAAACGACACGATCAACATCCGCATTCCCTCGATCCTGAAAGGGCGCGAGTACGAGTGGCGGACCCGCAATACGGCGATCACCACGGACGACCTCAAAGAGTTCTCCATTCCGGTGAAGCTTGACAAGCACCCCTACAGCGCGGTGGGCATCACCGACGAGGAGCTGACCCTCGATATCGATAGCTGGGGTGAGCAGGTCGCCCGACCGCAGATTCGAGCGGTGGCCGAACTGCTGGAGAGCTACATCGCCGAGGCGATGGTCAATGCCAACTACCGGCATAGCGTCACTTACGAACAGCCGGATCCAGAGACAGAAGGCAAGGACTACGCGTTCTACCGCGCCTGCGTCCGTGCCCGCAAGCACCTGAACCGGGAGAACGTTCCGGCGGCGGGCCGCAAGCTCCTTTGTGGCGCCAACGTGGAGGAGGCTGCACTCAACTCGGCGCACCTCATTGACGTCGACACATCAGGGGACGATTCGGTCCTGCGCGAGGCGGTCATTGGTCGCATCGCGGGGTTCGAAGTCATCGGGAACTGCAACTCGATCGACCCGGACTTCGCGGTCGCGTTCCACCCGACGGCGTTCGCACTCGGCAATGTGGCTCCGGAGGTTCCGGATGGTGCGAAGGCCGGCGCGCCGCTGGAGTTTGAGTCACTGGCCATGCGCTGGATCCGCGACTACGACTCCGATCACCTGCGCGATCGGTCGGTCTACTCGGCATTCGCCGGCTCGACCAGCGTCGAGGACGGTCGTGACCTCGATCTCGAAAGCGAAGACTTCGGCGAGCTGACCGAAGAGAATGTTCGTGCGGTCGGGTTCGAGTTCGTGTCGTTTGACGAGGCTGGCTCCTAAGGCCAGTCAGCAATGCGGGGAGGGGCTGAACGGCCTCTCCCCGTTGCTGCTTGCCCGCTTATGGCGCTCGCGACCCTCGAAGAGTTCGAAGCCCGGCACGGGGTGTTGGGCGACGAGGAGTTCGCGACGGTCGAAGCGCTGCTCGATGACGCCTCGGCATTCATCTCGGGCGAGCTTTCAAGCTCCGAAGCCGCCTGGCTCGAGGAGGGTTCGGATGAGCCCGTACCGGGAGTCGTCAAGGCGGTCTGTATCCAGGTCGCGTACCGGGCCTGGAGCAACCCGGACAGCGTCGCTCGAGAGGAACTCGGGGCGAGGGCTGTCACGTACCGCGGAACCGATCAATCCGACGCTCTCTGGTTGACGAAGAACGAGGTGCGGCTGGTCAAAAAGGCGGCCAGCGTTTCCTCGATCAAGTCGATTCAGGTTGAAACGCCTTTTTCGGGGGACCCGGAGGAAACCAGCCCGCTGGACTTTTGGCCGATTGAAAGCGAAGGTTCGTGAACATTTCGATTCTCGTTCCGGTCCTCGGGAGACCGCACCGTGTGGCGCCGCTGCTCGACTCGATCGAGGACGCGACGCCGGACGCTCGTGTTTTCTTTCTCGCCGATTCTCACGACCGGCGAGAGCACGAGGCCATCGAAGCCGAGCGCTGCCTTCGATCGATCCACATCGACCTTGATATCGGCGGCGGGAATTACGCCATGAAGATCAACCGTGGCGTCGCCCTCACGGATCAGTCGCTTCTCTTCCTAGGTGCCGACGACCTTGCATTCCACCGCGGCTGGCTCGAGGCCGCTGCGGCCAAGCTCACCGATGGCATCGGCGTGGTCGGCACGAACGATCTCTGCAACCCGCGGGTGATGGCAGGGGAACATGCCACCCACTTCCTGATGACCCGCGAGTATGCCGAGCGCGGCACGATTGACGACGGTTCGTCGGGCCCCCTTCACGAGGGCTACCCGCATGAGTACGTCGACAACGAGCTGATCGGGACCGCGAAGCACCGTGGCGCGTATGCCCACGCCGCCGACTCGATCGTCGAGCACCTGCACCCCATGGTCGGCAAGGCGCCAATGGACGAGCTGTACGCGCAGATCGGAGCCCGCATGAATCAGGGCGTCCGCATCTATGAAAGGAGGCGGGCGCTGTGGGCATGAAGGAGGGTGATTCCGCGGTTGGGATGTGGGGCGACTGGAACGAGGTTGCCGAGCCGCAGCCCTATGGCCACAGCCCGACCTTCGAGCTGGGCGCGCGGTGGCTCCAGGGCTGCTCGCTGATTGAGGACTGGGGCTGCGGGCGAGGCTGGTTCTCGACTCTCATCGAGCCCGCGCGCTACCGGGGCGTCGATGGGACGTCTCCATTCGCGGCCGTGACCGCGGACCTCACCGAGTACAGCTCCTCCGTGCCCGGAATCTTTATGCGCGGCGTGCTTGAGCACAACCTCCGCTGGGAGGCGGTTCTCGACAACGCGCTTCGCAGCTTCACTGAGCGGATGGCCCTGGTGCTGTTCACGCCGCTCGAGGAGAGCACGCGGCAGATTGACTGGGTGGATCCGCCCGGAGTGCCCGACCTCTCCTTCGCGCTGGCCGACCTCTCGGAGCCCATAGAGGCCAGCGGCGCCATCATCTCCGACTACACCACCCTCGACAGCCCCAACACTGCCTATGGCGTTGAGACGATCCTTTGCGTTGAGCGACCGTGAACGAGGTTGCGGTGGTCACGGCTGTCGCCGGCGCCTACGACCACCCCCGCTCGGACATCTTCCTGCCCGATGTCGACTACCTCTTCTTCCATGACGAGGTGACCGAGCCCACGCCTGGCTGGCAGGCACTCCCTCTGCCGGACCACTCCGGCGGTCCGCGTCGCCGCGCCAAGCTGCCCAAGCTCGACCCACACACGCTCCCCGGTCTGCGCCAGTACCGCTACGTGATCTGGGTCGACGGCGGCATTTCGGTCACCTCGCCCTCGTTTGTGCCGGAGGTCCTTGGCCACATCGAGAACGGCATGGCCGTCTCCCCCCACTTCGACGGCCGTGACTGTGCGTACGGGGAGGCGATGATCCGCCCGCCGAAGTACGCCGCTGAGCCCCTCGACGATCAGGCTGCGTACTACCGCTCGCGAGGGTTCCCTCTGCATGCCGGGCTTTATGAGTGCGGCGTGCTCGCTCGCGATATGGCGCACCCCGTGGTACCCGAGCTCGGCGCACTTTGGCGCGCACAAGTCGAGCGTTGGTCCTTTCAGGATCAGGTGAGCTTTCCGTACTGCATGTGGCTGCTCGATTACCGCCCAGGGGTCTTGCCGCAGTCGTTTCGCAATATGAACTGGGTGACGGTCAGTGCCCATCGGAGGGAAGACTGATGGCGGGCGCCGGGGAGAGGATCACGGCGGCGACTCCCGAGGGCGATCGTCGCGGCCACGAGTTCCGGTACCGGCTCGCCGCGGGCTTCTGTCACCCAGGAGACGTCGTCCTCGACGCTGCCTGCGGGGCCGCCTACGGGGCAGCGTTGCTACGAGCTGGCCGCGTTATCCGCTACATCGGCGCCGACCGCGACCTCTGCGACATACCGGCGGCCGACCAGTCGCTGAACTTCCGGGAGGTCGATCTCGAATTCTGGGAACCGGACTTCAACTTCGACGTCTTTATCGGCTTCGAGACGATCGAGCATCTTGACGACTGTTCGGCCTACGTGAGGGCTGCGAAGCAAGCTCGGCGCTGGATCGGCATCTCCTGCCCGGTGATCCCGACTGTGGGCCAGAACCCCTACCACCGCCGTGACTTCGAGCCGGGCGAGTTGCCCTCGTTGTTCGTTGACGACGAGTGGGAGCTGTACCAGACGGTCGCCCAGCCATCTGAGCTGGCTGAGATCTATTTGCTGAGGAGGCGGCGGTGAAGCTGATCGCCTCCATGCCCACCCGCAACGAGATGGGCCGCTACCTCCAGCGCACGGTCGAGCACGCGCTCACCTATTGCGACGAGATCCGCGTGCTGGACGACGGCTCCGACGACGGTAGCGCCGACTGGCTCGAAGCGCAGGACCGGGTCGCCGTGCGCCGCTTCGACGGCCCCGGGTGGTCACAGAAGGGCGGCCACGAGGGCACCGTTCGCCAGTCGCTACTCGAGCACGTCCTCGCTGGCGAACCGACACACGTCCTTTCCCTCGACGCTGATGAGCTTGTGCCCCGCGGTGCCGATCTCAGGGCGACGATTGAGGCTAGGGCAGAGCGGCCCGTGTGGGCGCTGCGCGTCGTCGAGGCGTGGAGCACGGAGCCCTGGCTGATCCGAGTAGACGGGGGCTGGCGACCGCGGCACGCCCCGGTTGTCTATCGCGTCCCCGACGAGCGGGGACGCGATTGGCACGCTCGCACGGATCTTCGCCTGGCCTGCCCCCGGGAGCCGGTCGCCGTAGCCAAGCTCTACCGGCGGGCTGACAGGCGCGCGCAGCTCCCGATCGATCTGGTCCATCTCGGCTGGGCGAACCCGGCCGAACGGGAGGCCCGAGCGGCGCGCTATTTCAAGCACGACGCTGGCCGCTTCCATCGGAACGAGCACCTCGAATCGATCCTCTGGACGGACGAGCGGCTGCAACTGTGCGGCTACTCAATGCCGTGTCCGTCGCCGTAGTCGTCCCCTACGGGGGCAACTGCCGATATCGGGAGCGGGCATGGGCCTGGGTCAAGGCGCGCTACAGCGCCGAGCACCCGGAATGGGAGCTGGTCGAAGCGCGAGCCACTACAGAAGAGTGGTGCAAGGGCGCCGCCTTGAACCCAGTCATTGAGACGCGTGACGCCGAGATCGTCATCCAGGCTGACGCCGATGTCTGGTGCGACGGACTAGTCGACGCCGTCGCAGCGGTAGAGGCTGGAGCTTCCTGGGCGGCCCCGCACAAGCTCGTACGCCGTCTCTCCGAAGAGGGTGCTGAAGCCGTGCTCGCCGGCGCCGACTGGCGAGACCAAGAGACGGAGCAGAGGCCCTACGAAGGCCTCTTGGGCGGCGGGATCCTCGTGGCGCCCAGAGACGTGTTGAGAGACGCTCCGCTCGATTGCCGGTTCAAATCTTGGGGTCAAGAGGATGAAAGTCATGCGTTTGCCCTCAGCGCGTTGTATGGCGATCCGTGGAGGGGCAAGGCCGACCTTCTTCATCTCTGGCATCCACCGCAGCCTCGACAGAGCCGGCGGAAAGGTTCTAGGGAGTCATGGAAGTTGCGGCGCCGCTACTTCGAGGCCCGCCGGAATCCAGAGGCGATTCGAGTACTCCTCGAGGAGGGCCGATGTCCGCAGAGCGCATGATGAAAACGCCTTGCACGATTCTCCAGCGTGTTCCTACGGGGGAAAAGGATCGCCACGGTGACGTGATCACCAAACTTGTCGAAGTAGAGACCTACTGCTCCCTCCAAAAGGTGCGCGGGGCTGAGCATGAAGATGGCGGCGAGGTACCGGACACATCCTGGCTTCTGTGGCTCCCCTGGGGAACTGCGATCGACTCAGGCGCGGCTGTTCGTGCGAAAGGTCGTCAGTACGAGGTCGTGGGTGACCCTTGGGATGTCGATGAAGGTAGCCGCAGCCTCTGGCATGTCGAAGCGGCCGTGCGCCGTACCGGCAGGGCGGCCGAATCGTGAGCGGCGAACTTCTTGATGCGGTTGCCATCATCGGCGACTTCCTCCGCGATCAGACATCCGTCTCAGACATCGTGGGCGAGCGGGTAAGCCACAAATCGCCACGGGACGGCGACTACGGCGAGCCGTGGGTGCGGATCACGCAGCTTGACGCCAGTAATGAGACCGGGTCGCGCCAGGTCGAGCATCTCGTCGCCTACTACTTGCAACTTGACCTCTACGCCGGCGCGGCCAACCGCTATGCCGAAGCCTTCGACTTGGCGAAAGCCGTTCGGGGGGCCTTGACGGGGATTACCAAAGCCGCCCTAGCCGAAGCGGTGGCAACGGATGTGGGGTTTGCCTCGATGCCCAGTGTTCCCGATACCGACCTCAAGCCTGCGCGAGAGCGCGTGATCCTCGACGCCGAAATCTTCATGCACCCCAAGCCGTGAGCGTTCGCTACGGCCCGAATCCGTTCTTCGAGGAGGAAGTGCGAACGCAGCCTCGGTTTCAGGAGGGCTTGCGGGGCATTGCCAAAGCGGTGTCTCGGTACGTGATCGCCGCTGCGCCGCATAGGTCCGGCTACTACAAAAGGCACGTCAAGGCGGTCGGCGCCGGCGTAGAGGCCGACGATTCCTTCTGGCACTGGATCGAGTTCGGTTCCGTCCACAACGTGCCGAGGGCGCCGCTCCGCCGCGGCTTTCGCGCGGGCGGGCTCCGGCTTGTAGTGCACCCAAAGCCCTAACCACTTTCCCAACGCAGTTCCTCAACCGCCCTGCAGGGCGGTCCATAGACAACCGAACCGCCCTGCAAGGGGCTAGGAGGATGCCTCAATGGCACAGAACACCAAAGAGATCAAGGTGCTCGCGGCGGGCGATCTCTACATCGCCCCCGTTGGCACCAAACTGCCGACGAAAGAGGACGAGACGCTTGACAAAGCGTTCGTCAACCTCGGCCTCACTTCCGAGGACGGTGTGAGCTTCACCAACGGCAAGGAGGTCGAGAACATCATGTCGTGGCAGCGCACGACGCCCTCTCGCCGGGTCGTGACGTCGCGCAGCTACTCGGCGGCCACACAGCTCCAGCAGTACAACCGCGAGAACTTCTCGCTCGCCTTCGGCGGGGGTGAATGGACGGAACCGTCGCCCGGCACCTTCCGCTACGACCCGCCTGCGGACACCGACGCGCTCGCCGAGTACGTGGTCGTTGTCGATGCCCAGGATGGCGATCGGGAAGACCGTGCGGTCATCATGCGTGCGACGGTCGAGGGCGATGTCGAGACGCAGTTTGTCCGCAACGCCGCGGCGTTGCTGCCGGTGACGTTCTCGGCGCTCACGCCCGACGACGCGGATCGTCCCTGGTACTACCTCTCCAATGACGAGGCGTTCGCGCCGGCAGGCTCCTAACAGTGAGTCCGGCGAAAACGTCGTCGCGCAAAGCCTCCCCCTCGAGAAGGGGGGAGGCTGCCCGCGCTGAGAAGAAAGACACCGCGAAGGTGGTCGACTTCTTGGGTCTCAAGCTCAAGCTGCCGGCCAAGTTGCCCGGCACGATCCTGTTCGACCTGGCGGACCTTGAGTCCGGGAATGACCTCCGAGGCACCATGGAGTTCATCAAGTCACTCGTGGGCTCAGATCAGTACCAGGCGATCCGCAACAAGGTCGCTGAGAAGGAGATCGAGCTCGACAAGGTCGACGGCGTCCTACTCAAGCTCCTTGAGGACATTCTCGAGGCGTCGGGACTGAACCAGGGGGAATAGCGAGCCTCGCGCAGATCGTCACCGAGAGGTGGGACCTGCTCGAGGCCGACCTCGAGAGGTACTACGGGCGTGATCTAGCCGAGGAGATCGACAGGGCGGGCTGCCGAAAGCTCTGGGTCTGGGTCAACGGCCTGCCCCCGGACGCAGCCGTGTGGCGGGTCGACGGGCAGCAGTGGACGACGCTCCATGAGCTGCTCGCCCTGAACGTCGAAGCGATTCACCAGTGGGGTCACCTGCACGCCCGGGCCAACTGGAAAGGACTACCGGACCCGCTCCGGGTTCCGCGGCCCGGTGAGCAAATAGAGCAAACGGTGGAGAGCAAGAGCGATCGCGTTGTCACGGATCCCCGTGAGATCGCGAAGTTCTTCGGTTGAGCGAAAGGGGGTGAGCGCATGGCACTAGCGGCAGGAGCAAAGCTAGGGACGGGGTACGTCTCCGTCGAGCCCGATTTCTCGGGATTCCAAGAGAAGCTCGGCAAACGGCTGAACCAGGCGCTCACCCCGGCCTTCCAAAGAGCGGGTCGCAACGCAGGTAAAGAGCTCGCTGGCGGCCTGGGCCGGGGCGGTTTGGCCCAAGCCCTCTCTCCGCTCCTGAAGCGCTTCGAGAAGTTCGGGGATGACGCGGGCAGGACTATCGCGAGCCGCATAGGCAAGGGCTCCCAACGGGCCGCCGGGGACATGTTCGGATTGGCCGATGCAGTGCGCGAGGTCGAGGAGCAGTCACGCCGAGCGCGTGGGGGCGTAAAGCCTCTCGAAACCGACATGTTCGGAATCGGCCGGGCCGCTCGTGAGTCGGGCAAACGACTGCGCTCTGCGAAGACTGAACTTCGGGATTGGCACGCTCGGGTAGAGGCATCTAAGGGCGGCGTCCGGCGATTGTCCGAGCGGCTGAAGGGCCTAGGCGGTGACCTGCTGAAGACTGGGCGAGGCCTGCGAGTGACCTCGAGTGGCTTCGGTGGCTTCGACGGAATTATGGCCCGGGTCAACCGCGGATTCTCCTTCTTTCGCAACATCATCCGAACCCTTAAGTGGCCAACCCTGATCGCAGGGGTCGGCCTTGCCCTTCAGGGCCTGTCAGCGCTGGCTGCGGCGGCAGTGGCCACCACGGCGGCCCTCAGCCCCCTCGCTGGGGCACTGGTTGCGCTTCCAAGCGCTGCACTCGTTGCGGCGCAGGCCTTCGGTGTCCTGAAGCTCGCTACCGCAGGAGTCGGGGACACGATCAAGGCCGCCCTGAGCGCCGAGGAGCAGGGCGGCCAGCAGGCCGTCGACGTAATGCGCCAGCAGGAAAGCGCCGCCGAACAGGTCGCCGATGCCAAGCGCAACCTGGCGAGCGTCCAGCGGGATGCGACGTTGGCCCAAGAGGACCTCACGAGAGCGCGCGAGGATGCCGTTCGCGCTCTGCAGGATATGCGGCTCGAGGCCGATCGCTCCCGCGACTCCGAACAGCAGGGCGCCCTTCAGCTCACCCAAGCTCGTAAGGAGCTCGCCAAAACCCTTCGTGACCCCAACGCCACCGGCCTGGATGTTCGCTTTGCCGAAGAGGCCGTCGATCAGGCCCGAAATGACTTGAAGCAGACGCGCTTGGACGCTCAGCGCGCGCGTGAGGACTACCGCAAGGCGCAGAAGGCCGGCGTTGATGGGATGCCGGAAGTCGTCGCCGCGAAACGTGCCGAGGAAGACGCGACTCGCTCCGTTGCGGACGCAGAGCGCGACCTTCAGAAAGCCGTCAAAGACAGCACTGAAGCGATGAAGGATCAGGGCTCTGCGGCTACGGCTTTCCAGGAGAAGATGGCGCAACTGCCGCCGGCCGCACAGAAGTTCGTGCGTGTCTTGCTCTCGCTGAAACCACGGCTCGATGAACTTCGGGCGACGGCTGCGAGTGGGTTCTTCCCTGGGGCAGAAGTCGGCCTCAAGGGCCTGATGGGCAACTTCAAAGAGATCAAAGGCGTAGTCGCTGGCACGGCAGGTGCGCTCGGGAAGCTCGCCGCTAAGGCGGGTAAGAAGCTCGGCTCCGACGTGTGGGGCAAAGACCTCACTCGGCTCGGCAAACTGAACACCCGGATCTTGGGACGGATGGGTGACGCCGGGCTGAACCTGGCGGACTCCTTCCGCCACATCCTCGTCTCAGCGGAACCTTTCCTTGACTGGCTGAGCGAAAGCACCAAGGAGTTCTCGGGGTGGATCAAGAGCGAGTCGGAGGCTGGACGCAAGTCCGGGGCGCTTTCCGAATTCTTCGACCGTACGCGCGAAACGATGGAACGGCTCGGACCGATCCTCAAGGGGGTTGGTGGGGGGCTGCTGAACGTGGGGGAGGCCGCGAGGCCCCTGGGCAATGAAATCCTCGATGCGCTTGGTAGCTCGGCGGAAGGCTGGCGGAAGTGGACTGACTCGATTCGCGGTAAAAACGAGCTGCGCCAGTACTTCGCCGACTCAAAACCGGCGATCTTCGAGGTAGGGCGGCTATTGCGCGACGCCACTAAGGCATTCTTCGACCTCGGAACCCAGCCGGGGGTAGCGAAAGTGTTGAAGCTGGTTCGCACCAAGCTGCTGCCCGTGCTCACCGAATTGGTCGGCACGATGACCGATGCCTTTGGGGAAGCGTTGGTCTCCGCTCTGACCAATATGGCGAGGCTCTTTGGCGAGATCGCGCAAGCAAATGGTCCGCTTGTGCTTTTCGTTCGGACGATCGGGGCGATGGCCGGCGCCGTTGCGGACCTGTTGAAAAACAACCCAGCCCTGCACACACTGGTGACTGGACTAGTCGGCTTCTTCGCGATTGTGAAGGCCGCCTCATTTGTCGGCGCCATCACTGGCTTTAGGAAGCTCAGTGAATCGATCCTCGCCACCTCAAGCGCCTACAGATCGCTCGCCACCGGACAGGCATTCTCGGAAGTGGCCTCCAAGCAGGGAGTCATGGCGACGAGTTTTGCTCGCGTAGGGCGGACGGGTGCTGGACGTCTCGCAATGAGCTTTGGTCGCTTCCTGGGCCCGGCCCTCGCTGCCCTCGGATTGGCAAACATCATCACGTCCGCCACCCAAGGCGACTGGAAAGATGCTGGCATTCAGGTGGGGGGCGCTCTCGTCGGGGGAGTTGCCGGTCTCCTGATTGGCAAAAGCCCGATGGCGGCGTCGCTTGGAGCGGGACTGGGCTCAATGCTTGGCGGCGCTCTTTCCGGCTTGCTTAGTTCGTCAAAGCAGCTGACGCCGGTCCAGAAGCAACTTCGCGACATGGCTCAGCACTCAGCGAAGGCAATGAGGGATCAGGCCGGTGCGGCTGATGCCCTGGTGGCGGCGCAGGGACGCCTAAAGGCGGCAAACCAGCGCCAGAAGGCGGCAAGCCATGCCGTGACTGAAGCCCAGCGTAAATACACGGGTGCTGTACGCAAGTTCGGTCCGGAGTCTCTCCCCGCGCTGAAAGCGGCTCTCGCCTTGTCTCGGGCACAGCACAGGGAGGCCCGGGCTGCCGAAGAGGCCAAGAAAGCCCACCGGCTCTCTGGCATCGAGCTTGAGCTGTTCAAGAACCGTACGGTGCGGGCCTACGCGGCGGAGCGGCAGCGGATCCCCATCCTTGACCAGACCGTAGAGCGCCTCACCAAGCGCTGGCGCAGTGAAAAGAACAATCTGCCGCTGCAAGAACGGCTTGAAAAGAGGGTTCGCGAACTCAGCAAAGCAGAGCAAATTCGCGACCGGCTCCTTGAAGAAGGTGCGCAAAAGGTCGGCCCGAAGTGGGCTCGCGCGCTGCAGCACATGTCCGGCGCCCAGGCCCAGTTCGGCACACACTTCAAGGGACTGCTTCGCCAGCTTCCCGAATTTGGCAAGAAGACTCAGGAATCCATCCAGAAAGCGACGAACGGCTGGGTTGACTACAGAGGTACGGTCACCTCGCAAAGCGCCGGAGCGAAGGAGCAAACGCAACGCTTTGCGAAAGTCAGCTCAACAGCCTTCACCGGCCTTGCCGAACTGGTCCGTGAAGCAGACGAGAACATCGGGGCGAACACGTCGCGATTGCTCCGGTCGCTGGGCGCGGGCAAAATCCCGAGCTTCAAGCTGCAGAAGATGGAGGGGCAGGAGGCGGTCGGTCGACAAGAGGGCGGCCTGGTCCCTGCGTTCGCGGCTGGGGGCTTGGCAAGCGTGGTTCCCGGCCAGAGCACCGGCGATCGCCACACACTCTCCCTGAACGGCAGACCCGTCGCGAAGGTCGAGTCCAAAGAGGGGATCTTCGTCGGGAACCGCAACCTGATGGGTGCGCTGCAGCAGGCGAATGCTGCCGTGCCGCGCTTCCAAGAGGGTGGCTTCGTTGGTCGTCTCCGCCGCGGTGGCTTGGCCGAACCCCAGATCGCCGGACAGGACGGGCCGCTCCGGGATCTCGGCCAAAAAGCCATCCAGAAGGTCTTCAAGGGCGCGAAGGACTTCCTCGATAAGCACTCGCCCGCTTTCGGTGGAATGACCGGCAGCGGCGACGTCGAATCGGTCTTCGCGAAAGTCGCGAAAAGGCTGTCCCGCAGCAAGATCGCCACTCTCGCACTGGGTATGGCGGGCTTTACGGAGTCCCGGATGCGCGACCTGCCCTTTGGCGACTCCAGTTCCGAAGGCGCACTTCAGCTTCTGAAGTCCACAGCGGCTTCTATGGGCATAGATCCCCATGACGAGGGAGCCGTGGCCTCGGCGTTCCTGCTTCGGGGGTTCTTTGGCCGGGGCGGCGCCAACGCCCTCGCGGCTCAGGGTCTACCCGCGCACCTAGTGGCGCAGGGCGCTCAAGGCTCTGCCTTCTCGGATGGCTCCAACTACCTCGCCCAGGAAGGCCCTGCCAAGGCGTGGATGAAGCGTTTCGGGCTGCAGGCTGGCGGCCTCGTGAAGGGTCTCGCGCAGGGCGGACCCATCGGGGCGACTATCAGGCGCCTGGCGGCTGGCGGGATGGTCGACCCGAGCTGGGATACCGGCGGCGAGACGATCGCCGGCTCGATCGCTCAGCTCGTCGCTGCCTACGCGAAACGCTTCGACATCGACATCACGGCTGGCTACGACCCGGACGGGGGCCATGTCTCGTCGGGCCACAACACCACGGGGACGGCTACCGATGTTGTGCCGCGTGACGGCAACTGGGACGGTGCCTTTGCGAAGGGCCTCGAAACGCTCACGGGCATGGGCTTCGAGGTCGGCTATGACGGGAGCATTCCCGGCACCCAGGACTGGGAAAACCACGGCCGCGGCAACCACGCGCATATCGAGTGGGTGGGCAACGGCACTGCCCCTGATGCGCGACAGCGGCTGAGGGAGTTCCTTGGTGGTGCGGGCAGCGCCAGCGATGCGAGCGCCCCGGCCGCGCCCAAGGAAGACATCCCCGACCCCTACCGCGGCGCCAGGACTGGCCCGCTGAATCTCGGCCCGATGCCTAAGACGCCCGAGGGCGTCAAAAAGGAGATCGAGCGGTGGCAGAGCGGGATCGGCACATACCTCAAGGCGAAACGCTACGCGGAAAAGCACAACCGCCCTGAAGTAGCCCAGAAGATCGGCCGGAACGTTGAGGTCATCGAAGGGCGCCTGAGCGGACTTAGGTCCCTGCGTACCCGCCTGCGTCTCCAGGCCACCAAGAAGGCGCTCTCGAAGCGGCTGGGCAAAGGACGCAAGCAGTTCGGTGGCTATGAGCAGTGGATCGAAGGGGCCCAGCGCGATTACGAACGGGCCAACCAGGACACGCAGCAGCTCGTTGAACTGGAGCCGCAGGACCCGGAACTACCTGCGAATGCGACTGACGGTCAGCGTGAGGCCGCCGAGAAGGCCTATGTCAAGAACTTCTCTGACTACGTCAACACGCGTGAGCGCCCCGCCTACGCAGGAGTGTTGGACCGGGTTGCCCACTGGCGCAACACGATCCTGCGGGCCGAGATGTACGGCTTCGGGAAAGACCGGCCGTCCGTGGCGGGGATGGAGACGCGCTGGGAAGGCGAGGACCGCAAGGTCACAAGCAGCATCGACCACATCAAGGAATTCTCGAAAAAGGTGGGCGAGCGGCTAGCCGTCTTCAAGAGCAAGAACCCCAAAGACGCACTGCCCACCTGGCTCCAGAAACAGGTCAACGAACGCACCGCGATGCTCAAAGACCTTCCGAGATTGCAACTTAAGGACACCGAGCTACGGAAAGTCATCGGGGAGGCGCGTGAAAAGTTCTTCCCTGGCGGTGAGAACCGTCTCAAGCCCAATGCGGCCGGCATCCCGGTCCTGCCGCTGGCGGGCTCTGGATCCCTCGAGGAGTCGCTGAAAGAGGTTCAGGGGATCCACTGGCCGGACCTTCACGAGCTGCTTTCGGCCTCAGGCATAGCGCCCCCCCGCATAGCCGGCCGCTTCGGCGGCGCCATCTGGGACGTCCAGGGCGCGATCGAGGAATTGGGGCTCAATATCACCCGGGCCACGAACAGTCTCGCCGGCGGCTCGAGCGAAACAGACGACTCGGAGAGCAAAGCGTTCTCCGAGGAACAATCGCGTCAGGCAAACCAGCGCGCCGACGTCTCAGACACCCAGAAAGTCACGCTCGAAAACTGGGACAAGATGCGCCAGGGCCTCTTCTCGAAGCTGCCCAAGTTCCACACGGGCGGCACGGTAGGCGGGCCTGCCGGCCAGGAGACGCCGATCATGGCGCTGGGCAAGGAGCGGATCCGCACGCCGGAGAAGGAGCTCGAGATGGCGACGGCGATCCGTGGACTCGCCGGTGGGCAGGGCGAGCCGCAGGTGATCATCAACGGCAACATCGTTCAGGAGCCGGGTGACACCCGTGATCCGGTCGAAGTTGTCCTCAACGATCGTCGCTTCGCACCAGCCGTACAGCAGCACGCTCGAGTAGGCCGCGGGGTCGGACTCAAGACGCCGGGAGGAACGAGGCGATGAGTCGCATCGTCGACCCGATCGTGTTGGATCCGGTGGAGTTTGTCCCCTACGGGGCCGAGCTGGACCTAAGCGGTGATGGCTACCGCATTCTCGACGCCGACTTCGGCGAGGCCGACGTCGAGCTGCAGCTCCAGAGAGCAGCTCTCGGCGGCGTGCCAGTCGGTTGGCACCCCGACGACACGCAGACCACCCTCAAGCTGGAGATTCAGCCGGAGAACGGTGTGTCCCTGCCGAATGCCGCGTACTGGCTTCAGCAGAAGCTTGGCGAAATCAACGAGCCGGGAACAGAGCATTGGCTGCGTCGCGACTTCCTTACCGGTGGTGAATTCGCGGGCTCGCTGGGCCGCCAGGTCAAGAAGGTGACCTGGTCGGGCATGGGCGCCTGGCAGCGCGGGGACTCGCCCGACATCTCGCTCCAGTTCGTCACTGGCCCCTATTGGTATGCGACCACGGAATTGGAAAGTAAAGAATTCACAGAGAACTCTAAACGGGAGCTGATCTGGGAACTCTCCGAAGTGCTCGGGACTGCTCCTGGCCTCATCCGGGTGATCGTCAAAAACGAGGGCGACGAGGACTGGCGCGCGCTGGAGGGCTGCATCGAATCTCGGGACTACTCCGGAGACCCGACTGCCGCACCGGTCTACGCCTGCACGGCACTGACGCCCAAGGGCGGGGCTGAAGAAGCCGAACGCGAAGGCGAAAAAGTCATCCGCCACAAAGGTCTTACAGCCGGCTGGCTCACGGTCCTTGACTCGGAGATCGCCGGTGTCGGGCATATGACGCACCGCGGAGTCCGGCGTCTGAAGTTTCGAATCTATGACCCCGGCTCGAAACCGGGTGATGTCCAGTTGCGGTTGCGCTGGCGGGCGCTGGGGACGGTTCAGTGGGAAGAAAACAAGATCAAACCGACGCCGCTCGTTGACGGCTGGTCGATAGTTGACCTTGGCGAAGTGCGGCCCGAACGTGCAGCGCGGGGTGAACAGCGCTGGGAGTGGCAGGTCCAAGCGCGTGCTGTGAGCGGTGCAGGAATCATTGATCTGGCACGGACCAGGATTTACTCGACCGAGCAGATGGCGGTGGTCACTGCTCCGTACACCCCGCTTGTGCCGGATGCGCAGAGCGCGAAAGCACCTGGAGAAGCCGCGAGCGCTGGGGGCTCCGGCGGTGAATGGAAAAACCCGAAAAACGTCCTGACTTCAAACAACAGCCGTGCAACGGCAGAACCCGAACCGGTCAAAATGGGTCCCTTCTTGACACTGGATATCACCGAGGACCTGCATGTCACGAAATTCGGCTTTGCCATCCCCGAAGAAGGAACCAAAATCACCGGGGTCGCCGTTGAAATCGAGCGCTCGGCCGAAGGCGAAGGCTTTCTTAAAGATCGCTCGGTGAACCTGCTGAACGGCATCGGTATCGCCGGATCACTCGCGAGTCCGGCGACATGGCCGACGACCGATGAGACCATGATCTACGGCGGAAGCACGAACCTGTGGGGCTTGGCCCTGAGCCCCGCCGCCGTCAACGCAGCCGCGTTCGGGGTTGCGATCCAATGCATTGGATCGGGGATTGCACGGATCGACTCTGTGCGGATCATCGTCTACTACACGCAAGCGACCGATGAGAACCGGGTCTGTTTCGCGAGTCGTTCTGCAGAATTTCGTACTAATGGTCCCGTTCGTCAGCATCCAACCGATGATGTCTGGGGCGAGCTCGTCCCGGTGGGATTCAACCCCTACGCTCCGCCCTCTGGGCTGGAGGAACGAGCAGTACGAGGGATGATTGTCCCGAGCCAGGGAGATCTCGGTGAGCTCCCCGACAAAGGCTCCAACAAATTGAGTGCCGTAGTGAAGTATCGACCGGCGTACCTCTACGCCCGCGAGGCCGCTTAGTTAGCCACCTCGCAGCGCTTTCCCGCTGCTTGCTCGACGCCCGCCCCGTCTGCCCTTCCTGTCGTGGCAGGCGCGCTTATTCCAAGCCAACCTGCGACGAGGAGGCTTCTAGTTGTCTGCGTACTCAGATGCCGTGCTCGTTACTCCGGGCCTGCTCAACTACTGGCGCTGCGGCAACGCTTCTGGCGACGGTCCCGACGCACGCGGCGAAGGCCCGTCGATCGGCCTGATCGGGGGCGTCGCCCACAACGCCCCCGGCCCGCTCGCTCACGGCGACGGCGGCGCCTTCTCCTTCGACGGCAAAGACGACTCCGGTGTCGCCGAACTGGACCTGGGTGCTGAGGCGACGATCACGATCGAGTTCTGGCTGAAGTGGGACGCCTACGCCTCCGACGACGATCTCGCCCTCGAGTTCACGTCCAACTTCAACGTCATCAACGGCGGCTTCCTCATCGACCCCAACAACGGCGGCGGTCAATGGGGGGTAGGGATTGGCGACTCGGGGGAACGGCGCAACAACGCCTTCTTCGCCTGTCCGAGCGCAGGGGCGTGGCACCACTACGCGTTCGTGCTCGACACGACCGCCGAAGCGGCGAAACAGATCACGCCGTATGTCGATGGCGTCCCAGTCGAATACACGAAGGCCCTACTCGGAACGGGGCAGGGCAACTTCACCAAAGCCAACTTGAACGTGATGTGCCGAAACGGTGCCTCGCTTTTCGGCGCCGGCGACATGGCGCACCTGGCGATCTTCAGCGGAGCGCTGGACGCAGAAACGGTCGCATTTCACTTCGCTGCGGCAAGCGAAGAAGGCACGGTCGACATTGAACCCGAAGGGGAAGAACCCGAAGAAGGGGAAGGCGGCAAAGGCGGAGGGGGCGGAAAACCCAACCCGAACGCCCGGCCGCCGCTGAGGCCGAAAGCGACGAAATACGACGCAACGGTTTCGAGCCTCGCCGCGATCAAGTCGGCCGCCAACAACCCTGGCAACGCGGGCAAGGTGGTCGCGATCAAGGGCGGCACCTACTCGACGCTTGACTTCCGGGGCTCCGGCGGCCACCCCCCGACAATGTTCGGGCCGGCGGGGGGCATCGTCACCTTCATCCCAAAGCCGGGCGAGGTGGTGCGGATCAAAGGCGTCGAAATGCGCTGGACGCGCAACATCCGCTTCGAAGGAATCATTTGGGACGAAGGCGCTGTTGAAGTCGTCTCGGCCGACGACTTCTCCAACCCAGCCCCGTTCGACCCCGGCCCCGAATTCCACAATCAGAACCTGGAGTTCTACGGCTGCGAGTGGCTGGGCGGCCCGATCAGTTGCGCCTACATCCAAGCCTGGACCGACAACATCCTCTTCGAAGGCTGCTACTTCCACGACACGGACTGCCCATCGGGGAAAGACACCGGCTACGGCATCCAGTGCAGCGGCGGCAACGGGCTGAATACCAACATCACGATCCGCCGGTGCTGGTTCGACCACTTCGCCAACGACATGGTCCAGCTCTCCTCGATGGAAGGCGTGATCATCGACCGCTGCGAGTTCGGCCATCAGGAACGCCAGAACCCCTCATCCCACCTCGATGTCTGCCAGCTCTTCGGTGTCAAAAACGTTGAAATCACCAACAACTACGCCCATGACGGCGGGATCGAGCAGGGCTTCTTCTTCGAGTTCGGCTGGTCGGGCAAATGCGTGATCAAAAACAACCTGCTGATCGGCTCGACGACGAAGAAGCTCTGGTGGTCGGGCAACGTCATCGCGAGCGGGTCGATCCTGGTCGACTCCAACACGGTCTGGGACTCCAACGGCTGCTACATCCAGGCCAAAGGCACCGCCGCCTACACGGTGACCAACAACATCTTCGACCAGTTCGATGTCGAGCACCCCGAAGTGATCGACGAAGAAGCCGGAAACCAGATCGGCAAAGGCCCCGAATTCAACGTCGACCACGAGTGCACGAACTTCTCCCAGGGCTACCGCTTGCCCACCGAAATTTGGTGGGCGGTGCCGCCTCCGCCGCCAGATGGCCGTGTGGCTGTCACCCGGGCATTCCCGCCCGACAAGCTCGCCTGGAGGGTGGCTGACCCTAAAACAGGCGCGACGATCGCGCGGTGGGCGGAGGACGCGCATAGGCCGGAGAACGTCATTTCGGGAATCACAAAGAGCGGAGAGATGCCGGGTGGCCACAAGGAAGCGGGTGGCACGCTCTCTCGTGATCCGCGGGTCGACTGGCCGGACCTAGCTACCTATCTCGATGTCTTCATCGAACAACCTGGCGGCGAGATCGTCTGGGAGGGACGGCTAAACCAGAAACCGGAGTCAGACGGCGAGCGCATGGTCATCGAGCCGAAGGCTGTCGGCCACCAGGCGGCGCTTGAAGACCGCAATGGCCTAATCGGCCCCGGGTTCCTCAACGCGGACCAGAGCAAGTGGGGTGATGTCTCGGGGCAGCGTCGGGAGGATCTCAAGGCTGCAGGCTTTGCACTCTCAGCCTCGGCTTCGTCGGCATCTCAAGATGCAGGGAGCAGCGCGCCCGGTCTGTTCTTTGATTTCAGCGGAGTGACAAGAGCGGGAGGGGAGAAGCCGGGTGCCGAGCTTTCTTTTTACGGCGACGGAGTAGATCTAGGGCGGGTTCTCTTCGACTTTCTAGGCGACGGGACCGAAACCTGGAGCGAGATTCCGGCCCTTAGTAGTGACGATATCTGGAGCTCCTGGGATGGGCCGAAAAACCTCAACGGCGCCAGTGCCGAAGCGCAAGAGGTGGCCGCCACTGCCCCCGGCCGAAAATACGCCTTCCTCCAGGCCTTCTACACAGGGTCCTACGCCGGCCTAATGAGCAACCTTCACGCCTACCAGAACGTGAAGGTCACCGGCAATCAGGGTCTCGCTCTTCAAGGCGAGTGGCCCAATGTTGGTTTCACCGCGAAGCAAATGCTCGAATACGCGATTCCGCTCTACACCTACCTACGTGTAGATCCGGAAGCGATCGAAGATGGTGAGTACCTCATCTCGCATGCATGGTTCTCAGAGCCAGGCAATATGGCGGCGGTCGTCAAGGAGCTGACGAAATACGAACTCCTCGACTGGTTTGTAATGGAGGACAAGCTCTTTCAGGTCCGAGTCCCTGGCACCTATGGACGGCGCTGGCAGGCCTACGCGGGACCTAGCGACTTGAAGGAAGCGGGCGAGGACGGGTCGCGCTTGTGGGCTGAAATCTTGGTCCGCTGCCAGGACGTGGACGGCTCTACGCGCACCGTAGGCCCTCCCGGCTCAGGCGCGAATCTCGAATCTGAAGCACTCAAGATCACCGACCCTGACCATCCGGCCGTCAAGGCGGGAATCCCCCGCGAAGACCTTCTCGACCTTCGGGGCATAAGCAGACCCGAGCGGGCCCTTGAGGTCGGTGAACGATGGCTGCAAGATGCCAACGAACTCTCACACGCAGGAGAGGCCACATTCAGCGGCTACATCATGGACGACAAGGCGGTCTTTCGGCCCGTCGCCCAGGTGCAGCCGGGGGACTGGGTCCGCTTCCCAGACGCCGGCAGCAGCGGGACGGACTACCGAAAGATCGTAGCGGTCTCCTACGACCACGACTCCCGCACCTGCAACGTGAGCCTTGATGCTCCGAGCGAGGCGATCCAAGCGTTGCTCGAGCGCTTCCAGGCCGATCTGATACCCCTGGCCCTCGTCTAACCCCCGACCCAAGTGAGGACTGTTGATTGACGAGAGAGTCTCAGCCCGAACGCAAGCCTTCGCCGCGCCCGTGGGTGGCGATCGTCATCACGGCGGTCCTTCTTGGGCTGGCGGTGCAGGACCAGTTCAAGTCCGGTTCGATCGATCCGGGGCTGCTGGGAGCACTGGTGATTCTCGCTCTCTTCTGGGCGGGGCAGGCCGTCGACAACTTCCTACCGTTCCGATGATGTGGCCCTACGGTAGGCCGGCAACTTGGTCTTTGACCGCTCTCGGCTTCTCGATAGCGATCACGAGGTTCTGGACATGAAGGAGCGAGCGAAGCGTCGGATCAATCGTGCGTACGGGGTGATTGAAGAGAACGTTGTCACTTCAATCCTGGTAACGAGTGGCGCCGCGGCGCTGCTCGCCGTAGCTCTGACGACGGCACTTGGCCTTTACTCAAGCGCGAAGTTCGAAGCGAAGACCTCCTGCACCCGCGACCCCTCCAGCGACGCTTGCGGAAAGATCCGCCAGGAAGTTGCTCGAGCTGAGCCGCTCGAGAATCCGTGCATCTCCCATCAGCGAGTGGAGGGGACCAGGGGCCGCAACTGCCCGCGGTTCTTCATCCCGCGGCGCCGACACCGCCAAGTCCGAGCGAACCCCAAATCAATCCAAAACCTGGAATTGGGCACAAGCGAGGCCTCAGTGCCGGTAGTCAAGGGTGGGGCCTCAGATGGCAGCACCGGAGTCGGCCATGGGAAGGGGACGACCGCTGGCCCAAAGGGTGGGGCAAAAGCTCCCAAGCCCATTCGCCATGCAAAACCTCCGCCCGCACCAGAGGACACGCCGCTGGTCACGGCACCAGCGGAAACTACGCCGGCGGCCTCTCCGCAGCCCGGTAACTCCGGCGAGACACCCGCCGCATCCGCCAACGGCGTCAAAGCCTGCGTTGACCTCGCAGCGAGCGCCTGCGTGAAGAGCGAAGTCGAACCGCCCGTGCACCTGCCGTAGCTGCATTCTCTCGCCGCCCTGAGCGGCTTCCATACGTGAAAGGAGGGGCCGAATGGCCTCTAACGGACGCCTGTCCGCTTCTGAACTTGCTCCGATTCCAGGAGGGCATCTACGCAAGGATGCTGCTACTGCCTGGAATGCACCGGGCGGGCCCGCCGACGCAGGGCTGAAGCCGGGAGGCGACGACTCCAGCTATCGCCCGCTCGATCGCCAGGAATATTTCTGGGACCTTTACCAGTCCGGCCGCGGCAACCTCGCGGCCGTTCCTGGCTACTCAAATCACGGTTGGGGCATCGCCGTTGACATCCCGAATTCCTGGGAACAGGAATGGATGCGTGAGCACGGGGCCAAGTACGGCTGGAAGAAGACCGAAGCCTTCTCTGAGCCATGGCATTGGACCTACGTCGGCGGCGTCAGCTTCCCGACCTTCAAGACGCTGAAGCATGGCATGCGGGGTCCGAGGGTCGTCAGGTTCACGAAACGACTCGCCTTCATCCATAAACGGAAGGGTGGGGCTTACCTAGCGCGCCAGCATTGGAAGTTCAAGGATGAGGTGGTTGCGTCGGTGCGCGCCTTCCAGAAGGCATATGGCCTCACGGTCGACGGGGAAATCGGTCCGAAGACGGCCGCCAAGATCAAGGGTGTCTTCAAGCGGCAGTACCGGAAGCGGGGCAAGAAGTGACCCGCGGAGAGATGGCACACGCCGTCATGAAACGGCGCGGCATCCCGAAAACCTGGCGCAACCGCGTTGTGTTCATGGCTTGGGCTCAAAGCGAGGGCGGCAGCGCCCGCAACAACATGCTGAACACCACCCTTCCCAAGTCCGGAGCTACCGACTACAACTCGGTCCACGTCAAGAACTACCCGAGCGCTGAGGTCGGCATCCAAGCGACGGTCGAGACTTTCGACACGCCGGGTCAGGGTTACGAGCGCTTCGAGCGGGCGATGAAGCGCGATGCCCGCGCCGAGGACATTTGCCGGCTGATCGGCGAATCGAGCTGGGGCACTGGGTCGAAGCTGATCCTCGAAGTGTGGTCTTGGATTGTCCGAGTGCCGGGTGTCCTACGGACGCTTGAGCGCAAACAGGTTTCGGCTTAACGCCGCTAACCACGTCCAAGCAGGAGGAAAGCAATGTCTGAGTGCCAGCACCCGAAGGTGCGAGTCCTGCGTGCCGTGAAGTCGACGGAAGCCCACAACGGCGAGCACCTCTACGAAATCCAGCCTGAGTCCTACGACGGGCCCTGGGAGCTCGAGCCAGGAACCGTGCTCGAGGTCGTCTCGACTCCCTGCGAGGAGGCGGAGTGACCTTCCTCCTCGGCCTCATCCTCGGCGCTGCCCCTGGCGTCGCCTATCTCAGCTATCGGCTCTACCGGCGCTACAAAGACGCGCTGGAGACGTGAAAGGAATTGCCATGAAGGCACGCACTCTCGCCATCCTCAACAAACGCATCGACTACCTGCAACGTAAGTTCCCGCCGAATCGGGTCGTCGTGCTGTTGACGCCTCTTCTTTTCGTTCCGATCTCGGCCGGAGCATCGGCTTGGATCGCGAAGCACTTCCCCGGAGTCAACCTCTCTCCGACCGTGGTTGCTGGAGCTGCTGGCGCCGGCGCGCTCTCAGCACTTGCCACGGCCTACAAGTGGATTGACGGCTGGCAGAAGGAATACGTCGGTTGAGGGGCCTGCGGTTGTTCCTCGCCCTGTCGGTAGCTGCTCTGCTCATCGGCCCAAACGCCATCGCGGCGACGTCGACCGACCAGAAGCAAAACGAACGCATCACTGCGCTCGTCACCCGGGTGAATGGCCTCGAAGCGAGGATCGTCGTGCTCGAGCGGCAGGTCGCGGGCATTCTTGCGGCGCCTCCGGTCTTCCCGGAACCTGAACCGGAACCCGAACCGCCGACGCCTGAACCGGAACCAACGTCGGCATGCACAAGGACGATCTCCTCGGGGCTGGCCGCGGCGATCGGCTCGGCCTCGGCCGGGAACGTCATCTGCCTCAATTCCGGCTCCTATTCAGCCTCGCTAACGCAGGTCAACAAGAGCGGCTTGGTCACCGTGCGACCTGCTGTAGGGCAGACGCCCACGGTCAGCTACTCCCTCCTCAACCAGGCCCGCAACATTCGCTTCGAGGGCCTGCACTTCACTGGGGGCATAGAGATCCTCGGACCGGCGAGCTTCATCCAGTTCGCGGGCAACGAGTTCTCCGGGCCCTTCGGGATCCACGCCAACGGGCAGCAGGCCTCCAACGGCTCGAAGGTCACCGATGTCCTGATCGAAGGGAACTACCTCCACGATCTGGACTACACGGGCGGGCAGGGCACGGCCAACGGCTATGGCGTGACGGCTTCCAACGGGGTCGAACGCTTCACGATCAAAGGCAACACGATCAAGTCCCCGGCGTCGGACTACCTGCAGTCAGCCTCCCCGGTCGATTTCGTTGTCGACCGCAATACGTTCCTCGGCCCCTCGCTGCTGGGCTCTCACGCCGACCACCAGGACCTCTGGCAGATCTTCGGCGGCGGGACCAACGTGACGTTCACAAACAACGTAGCCCGCAATACCCAGACACAGGAGTCGCTTCTCTTCCAGGAGGGCAGCTTCAAAAACGTGATCGTGGCCAACAACCTCTTCGACCACGACTCGAGGGGCTACTCGTGCCAGATCTACCAGTCGGCCGGCCTCATCTTCCGCTCGAACACGATCGTCGGCTCGCACTGGGGCTGCCTCTTCCGGGACCTCGCCTCACGAGCCGCAGGCTCGGGCTACCAGGTCGACCACAACATCTTTGTGGGCACCGATGAAAACGCCGACATCTCGACAGAGGGCCGTGCTGGCTCTTGGGGCGTCTACGACTGGAACGTCTCTGAAGACGGCTCGGCCTCCGGCGCCAACAGCGTCCGCAACTGGAAACCGAGCTGGGTCAACACGACCAGCTACCAGCCGGTCGGGCTGCCGTTCGTCGCTGGCTACCGGCCCTGATCTCTAACCCCTGAATCAAAGGAGCTGTTCTAGATGGCTGACTTCATCGCATTCGACGAGGGCAAGACCGAGCTGGCTAATAACGGCCTGCCCTCTACCTGCACGTTCGACCTGTCGACCAAAACCTGCGACGAAATCGGCAAAGAAGCAACGTATGCCGGTGGCTACGGGGTTGCGACCGGAACTGGCTATGCCGCGAAAACCGAGAGCGAGCCTACGGCCAGCAAAGGCAAAGTCGAATTCGCCCAAAAGTCGTGGACGACTGGAGAAGCGGCTGACTGGCCCTCGAGCGTCAAGTCGGTGGTGCTGCGCAACGGCACGTCCAAGCTCATCTGCGCCTGGAACCTGCAGGCCGGCGGCACCGGGCGGGCCATGAACGCGAAAAACACGACGGAGAACTTCACCCCGACGCTCACGCTCTCTTAGTTAGGCAGGGGGCATGGCGACGCTCCTCGACAACGGCAACCGAGCCAATGAAACCCCTCTCAACAATGGGGGCGCGTGGAAAGGGCCGGTGTTCAACGGCGACAAACAGGTCGCCCTGGTCGGCGAACGGTTCGCCAACGCTGAAAACCTCTGGTCGAACTCGTACTGGGCGACGAAATTCGCAGCCAACCAGCTCGCTCGGATAACGGTCGCGGCCACTGTTGCCAGCCGCACCTTCGAGCTGACGGCAAGGATTCAGAACCCCGGCCTGTCGAGCCTCAACTGCTACTACCTAGCCGTCACCACGGCCGGCGCCTGGGAACTCGGCAGCGTTAAAGCGGGCGCCGAAGCGACGGTTGGCACCGGTACGAAGACGATCGCCGTAGGCGACAAGCTGCTACTGGAAGTCAACGGCACGACGATCAAATGCATCCACGAAACGTCCGGCGGTGTCAAAACCACCGTCATTGAAAAAACGAGCTCGGCGGTCAGCGGGGAAGGCTTCATCGGCCTGGCCATGAGCGGCACCGGAGTCGCCCTGGACGACTTCTACGGCGGAGCGATCGAAGAAGGTGGCGCCACCTTTAACGACTCCGGCTCCGGGACGATCGCCCTCTCGGGCTTGGGCGCTGAGAGCACCTCGACCACCGACATCGGCACGGGCACTATTGCCACAGGGGGAACCGGCGCCGAGAGCGCCAGCGCTTCTGACGGAGCTTCTGGGACCGCCTCTTTTGCGGGTTCCGGAAGTGAGTCGGCGGCCGGTGGCGATTCAGGGGCCATCGCCATTGCCGTCAGCGGCTCAGGCGTTGACGCAGCCGCCTGCACGGATGCCGAAAGCGGCACCATTGGACTGGCCGGCCAAGCGGTAGAGAGTGGCGGCGCGGCCGATGCTGGATCGGGCGGTCTGGTCCTCGAGGGCACCGGCACCGAGGAATACGAGCCGACATTTGAGGACGCCGGTACCGGCACACTCTCACTAGGCGGTGCGGGCAACGATGCCCTGTCCGCCGACGATGTCGGGTCGGGCTCCCTTGCATTGGGAGGCACAGGTAGTGAGGCCCACGAACACATCGCCAGCGGCTCCGGTTCATTCGTCTTGGCCGGCGAAGGAGTCGAGAGCTGGAGCAGCGCGTCTGACTTCGACGACTCTGGTAGCGGGGAAATCACGCTCGCGGGCTCAGGCGCCGAGAGCTACGAGGCTTCGGGTTCAGCGAGCGGTGCGCTCTCCCTGTCCGGCATGGCCGCGGAGGCCGCCGCTGCGGCTGACAGTGCGACCGGCGCCATTGAAGTGCTGGGTGCCGGGACGGAGAGCGCTGGCCGGATTGACTCGGCCGAAGGCGTCATCGCGCTCTCGGGGTCCCGACATGAGGAACGGACGAGTGGCACTCCGCCTGCCCCGGCTCACCTCGTCGCCTCCATCCGCCCAGAGACCCGCCTCTCACTGGACGTCGATGCGGAAACCCGCATCGCCCTGTCAGTCCGCCCAAAGACCCGAATCGCCATGACATTGGAGAACGAGTGAGACGACTAGATATCGACCAGCCGGCCTTGATCAAGGTCGAAGTCTTTGACGATGAGACCAACGAGTTGGTTGACCCCGACGAACCGCTCTTCCGAATCAAGACTCCGGCCAGCGACCTTACCGAGCCGGAAGCCGAGCGCGTCTCGGAGGGCGTCTACCGCTGCCGCGTCGAGCACGATGAACCGGGGAAGCACGTCGTGCTCTACCTGGGCAAAGGGGAGCACCGGATCGGCGGTGAGATTGCCTACATGGTAGGCAAACCGCAGGTGCTGCGTGACTGAGCGCGCGACGCTCTGCATCCCAGGTACGCCTCCGAGTTTCAACAAGGTTGGGCTGCGTTCGCACTGGGCGGTTGGTCGAAAGGCGAAGCAGGATTGGGAGCAATGGCTCTTAATCGCCCTACTCGAGCAGCGGGTGCCGAAGGAGCTGAAGTCCGTGAGGGCGTCGGCCGCCTTGCGTTTCAAGCAGCGGCGCCGGCGCGACGAAGGTAACTTCAAGCCGCTTCTCGAAAAGGCCCTTGGCGACGTGTTGCAGAACGGCTGGATCCCGGACGACACGCCGGACCTCTATCGCTTCGGAGCAGTAGAGCTATTTGCCCCGGTAGAGAGACCGGAGACGATTGTGGTCTTGGACTACGAGCGCTGAGCGGAGCGGGTGGGACTCGAACCCACAGGGCTGTTACGCCCTACGCCGCTAGCAACGACGCCCCTGATCCTGCCGAATCCGCTCCGAGGTAAAGCGGAAGGTGGAGGAGTCGAACCCCGACGTGTAACCGTCCCCTGGCTTTCGACGCCAGTTGCCAGCCTGCCCAGCAGCACCTTCCCTGTGGAGGGCTACGAACTTCGGGAGGCTGATTGTGAGAGGAGGATGCGAACGCGGCCTTCGCGCTTGCGCTGCTCAATGGCCTCGATGAGGCGATGCCCAGAAACGAGCGCACGGGCCTTCTTCGGCCCTACCTGCTCAACGACTACTAGCGCGGCGCGCTGTTCGGCCTCAGTCATGACTACCACCTTACCGCCCCAATGGGCGCTTACTGGGAGGCAAGGGCGGCGAGTGCTTGCTCGACGCGCCGCTCGGAAACGTTGCTGAACTGGCCCCAGCCCCTGACGCGTGAGGTCAGTGCCTCGCGAGGGCAGCCCTTGGCGAGTTCGTACCGGACCACGTCCTCAACGGTGACCTCATGCTTGGGCTTGCGGTCATGGCGCGGGTGCTCCGGCTTGTCTGGGATGGGGCCGTGAGGCATCAGCGAACGAAGGGAATCGCGGGGTCGTCAATTTCGGCGGCGTGCTCTTGGCTGACCGACTGCCAGCCCTCGCAATCCTCGTAGTCGCAGTTGCAGGGACGGACGACTCGGCCCATCGCCCGTAGTTCCTCGACCGTCTTGCCGCAACGCTCGGCGTACTGACGCTCGAACTCATCGGCGCTGAGTCCGTCTATGTGGAGGACCGTGGGCATCAGGAAGCGAAGCAGTCGTGCGAGTCGTCGTCAAAGTCGTAGCCGTGGACACAGTGGTCCGCGAATAGAGCCTCGAAGCTGTCCCCTGCCTCTGCGTTCAGGGCAGCCTTGACCGCTTCGCCCTTCTCCGTGAGCCAGCCGCCAGTGACGGTCCCACCGTGCTCCGTCAGGTCTCGGTCGTCGAGGTGGTAGAGCAGCAGGTACTCGATCCCGCTGTCCGGAATCAGCTCGTCCATCTCGGCACGATGCTCATAGAGCGGGTGCAGCTCAAGGATGCGCAGAAGCGTTGCCGCAGCTAGCTCCGGGCTCCCACAGCCGCAGAACCACTCCAACTCGACGCGGAGTTCCTGGCGCGTCATCGGCTTGACCTCTACCTGCTCCACGACCCTCACCGTAGCAGCGGCACACGACTTCCCCTGAGACGCGCCCCGGCCTTTCCCGGCTCTGAGTCGGCGCAGTCCTGACCCCGACGACGGAGGTTCTATCCGCCGCGCTGCCCTACCGATACTAGGAGCGCTCATCGCGCTCGCCTTGTTGCTTCCGACCGCCTCGAGCGGCCTCAGACCGAACACTCCACTGGATCCCTGTCAGGGCTTCAGCGTTACAGCGAAGCAGTTTGCCCCGGTCGCTGAAAAGACTTGGTCTCTGATGCGCTGGCGCCGGCTGAAGCCCAAGCCCGCGACGACCGCGGCGGAGCGCCATGCTCTTCAGTGCGCTGCGGGTCCTGGTCACCGCAAGAAGATCTGGCGCACGTGGAAGCGAGAGCGCCTTCGCTTCGGCCGCTACCGGGAGCTGCGCCAGATCGCGCCCTACCCCGGCGGCGGCACCTACTGGGCCGTGCCCTACGCGATCGTGTTCTGCGAGTCCCGGGGACTCTGGTCGGCCTACAACCCCTCCGGCGCAGCGGGGCCGTACCAGCTACTCGGACACGGAGCGCCTTATCCGGCCGACACCTGGCGCGAGAAGATGGCCAACCACCGGATCGCCGCCGAGCTCTATGCGGGTGGCGCCGGCGCGAGCGCTTGGGTCTGCGCATAGGATCGATCTCACGATGGCCCTCCTTCCGGGTCGTCTAGCTACTTAAGGCCTCGTCGTCTCTTCGGAGATGGCGGGGCCTTTTGTTGACCGCACTCGCCACTACGCTGCGACAAGCAGACAGTGCTTTCCGCTGCCCGTCGTCTCAATCGAGGCGGCGGGCTTTTTCGTGTCCTGAACGCAAGCGACCCGCCGGAGCGGGCCGCGAACGCAGAGCGGGCGAGGCGTGAGACCGGCCCGCTAAGTCTGGAGCGCGAAGGCATCGGCGAGCGTCTTTGGATCGTTCAACTGGGTAGCGAGGCAACGAACGCGCCATGCGGCCTTATAGCTCAAGCCGTATTTGCGTTCGAGGGCCCGCGCTGAGACCGCCTCCCCAAGGTTTCCCCGCCAAATCGCCTCGAACCAGCATTGCAGGGGTACGCTCGACCCTTGGAAGACGGTCCCTGCCTTTGCGCTTAGATGGTGCCCGCAACCTGTGCAGGTCCACGACTGGCGCTGCTGCTTGGTCTCGTAGTGCTTGAACAAGCGACGACTGCCGCACTTTGGACATAGGGCGTGTTCGCCATCGGGGGCATGGCGTGTGCGCCAAAGATGCTCCAAGCAGGCGTCGTCATCGGGAAATTTCGCGAGGAAGTCGACGCTCACGCGGCCATCGACCCCCAACCGTCGCGGGCAGCCTTATCCCAGCGACGCTTGAAGCGCTTCCCGCGAGACTTGTGCGTTGCACTTGCTTCAGAGCGCCCTCTGTGCCGTGAGGACTTTTTCGCCCGGAGCGCTGCTGGACCTTCGCCTCGGTGGGGTTGGTTCTCCCGTAGCCGCTCGCGCTCGCGCTGCTGCACCGCAGGTGGGGCGACACCGCCCTTGAGGAGCTTTTCGCGAATGCGCTGCAACTCGGAGTCACCGAGCAATTCCACATCCTCGATAGTGAGATCACCGACCAGGGCTTCGATGTGCTCGGGGGAGTTGCCGGCCACGATCTCGACTGGATCAATCGAGGAGCCTTCAATTAGCTCCCCCCGAGTGGTCGCGTCTGAATCTGATGATTCGTCCTTCTTCACGGGTTCGTCGAGGCTCGCCATCCAGCCTCGCCGCCTCTTGAAAGCGGACGTAGCCCACAAGTTGTCTTTGGCCTGCTCCTCCGCGAGCTGATCAATCGCCTCCTGCGCATGTGGGGAGGGCGGCGGATCCGTCAAAAGTCGCTGGCTGGCTGGGTACCAAGATGGAATAGTTCCCAGCTGGCGGCACATAGCAAGCTCCTGCTCTGCCTCGGCTCGCCACTTGTCCCGCTCGGCCTGCTCTTCGGCCTGCTCTTCGCCACGAATGCGTGCAGACAGTTCGGCGCGGGCTGCGGCGCGCTCAGAGCCGGACGGTAGCGACTTCGACGCCGGGCGGATCGCCGTCGCTAGGCCGACGGTCTCCTGCGCATACATCGAGGCAGTCATCGGGGCGATCCCGAGCACTTCGGCAATCACCTCGTAGGTGTGTCCTTCTGCCCGCATGACCCCGGCCCGTTCCTTAAGGCGACGCTTTTCATGTGCCGTTCGCTTCACTCGGGTCTCACCTCCAAGTAGTGGATTGCAGTGCCCAGCCATCCTAGCCGCGTACCCCGCTGTGTCCGATGTCAACGATGATTGATAGACCGAAGCGCCCGGAGCGCATTGGCTACCGGGGATGCCCGACGCACCGAAACCGCAGGCCGCCCTCGGCGGTGCGATCCGGCAGCTGCGGGAGAGAGCCGAGCTGAGCCAGGAAGAGCTTGCGGATCGTGCTGGGCTTTCGAGGGCTTGGGTCTCCGAAATCGAGTCCGGCAGGAAGAGCCCAATGTGGCGGACCGTCGAACAGCTCGCCAACGGCCTCGGTGTTCGGATGATCGACATCACCGCCTTGGTCGAAGCGCTCGACCGTCATTGATCCTTGACGAATCGTTTACTCTGGACGGGTCCTTACGGACACTCCTTGTTTGCTGTTGCTTTCTCATGCAGCACAACGGCCTCTCGCCCTCGCCGGCGGGGGGCCGTTTTGCGTTAGGGCGCCAACAGCCGCCGCCGTTCCTGCTCCCTCTCCTCGAGCTGGGCGACGAGACCCTTCAGCGCGAACTCCGGTCCCTCCCTCGGCATATAGACCTCCTTCCGCGGGAGCTCCTCAAGGGCGTTGGCGACTTTGCGGATCTGTTCGGGTGTGGGCTTCTCGTCTCGGATGAAGCGGGCCAGGAACTTCCGGACGGCGGCGTCGTAGCTGCCGTCTTCCTTGAAGGCCATCAGCATGGTGAGGCGTAGGGCCTGAGAGAGCTTCACGCCACCCCGTCGTTCATGGGCACCCATCCAGGCGTGGGGGAGATCTTCAGCGTCGAGGGCCTTGTCGAGGTCCACGTAGAGGCCGTGCTGTTTGACTCCCATACGAACCTATGTTCGCAAGCGGGTCAAGAGTCAAAAGAAACGGGTCGCCCGAAACAGACGACCCGCTCCCTCGCCAAGCTCGTGGATCCAGTCTTGGGAGATCAGGTTTAGCAGTCGCTGCTCAGTCCGCAAGGGGCGTCTACCCATGTGGTGCGCCGCGGGGGTGCCCTTGCTCCCAATGGGCACGAACGCCAGCGGGCACCGAAGCTCTCGCTCTCTCACGGCGTTGACTCTCTTGCGCTGGGAGGCGTCTCCGTGCCATGCATTGAGAGAGCGATGCCCTCCCGAGGACCCTCGAAAGCGACTGCGTGAAATCCGCGACCTCCAGAAATCGGCTCTGGCAACGACATGGGGGAGCCCCTGGCTTGTTAATCGGCTGGGGGCTTCGTGGTTGGGTGGGGCCGACCTCTCGCCTCCGAGATCGACCCCGGGAACCGCAGGTTAGGCCGTCTTGAACACTGAGAGCAACGGTGCCACCTGCCCGGTTTTGGAAACCTCCATGCCGCATCACCTCCCTTCGTCAGCTAGGGAGTGCTGCTGGGTTTGACCCTCCATTACTGAAGGAAGTTCCAGCAATGGAAGATTCTCCAGGGATAGCAGGACGCTACAGGCGGCTACGCTTCTGGCGAAGTAGGGAAAGCCCAACTACTCAAATTCGACAAAGGGGATGAGGATGGCTACTAAGACCAAGCGGGCCGCGGCCCAGAACCTGGCCAAGGCGCTCTCGCATCCTCTGCGCGAGGAAGTCCTGACGATCCTCACCGAACGCGAAGCGAGCGGGGCAGGGATCGCGCGCGAGCTTGACGAGGAGCCGACCAGCGTGAACTACCACATCCGTTGCCTAGTCAAATGGGGCTGCGCTGAGCTCGTTGCTAAAAGGCAGGTCGAGGGGGCCGGCGCCGTCGAGAAGTTCTACAAGGCCGTTACTCGCCCGCTTGTCAATGTCGAGGAGTGGCAGGCGATGCACCCAGCCGTTGCGAACCACTTCGCATGGCGGGCGATGGCAAAGCCCGTCGAAGACTTCACCGAGGCGGTTGAGGCCGGGATGCTCGAGACGATGGAAGACGCGAACGTCACGCGGACCCCAATGCTTCTCGACCTCGAGGGCCGGCGGGAGCTGTTCGCGAAGTTCCAAGCTCTCCTAGACGAGATTCCCGAGGTTCAGGCCCGCAGCGACGAACGGCGGGTCGTCTCAAAGGAGGAGGGCGTGCGCATGTCGGCCTCGCTTGTCTGCTTTGAAATGCCGACGAAGGGTTCTGCTTAAAACCCCATTGCTCTGAACTTCTTACGGCATCCCTGGAAGAAGTTCTTTTGACAGGGGCGTCTTAATCAGGAATGGTCTCGCCGCATGGGAGGCGTTGAATATTCAGGGGGAGCTTCGTGGTGCCGCGGTCAGAGGAGGCCGTTGCGGGCATCGTCCAAGGCGACCATGCCAGCAAGCCCAAGTCCCACTGCGACAAAGCCGAGCAGCACGGCGATGATCGCCCAGCTCGGCGGTCGGCCAAGCGGCTTGGCAACGAGAGCCAGCGTGAGTGAGGCGACTCCCATGCCGAGCGGCCAGAAGAAGGCGATCACGGGCGCCTTCCACGCAACGGCGCCGGCCGCGCCAAAGGCGAGCGCGAGCGCCCATAGGACGATCGAGTTCTCCGCTTGGGGTGGCTCTTGGGTTGGGGCGGAAAGGGCTTCGATATTCCGTCGGATTTCTGGGTCGTCTGGGTCCAGGCCGAGGAGTTGGGCGGTGCGTCGTGAATCGTTCATTGCCAGATCCTCAGCAGCCGTACTTCTGAGCGAGCACTACAACCAGGTCGCCTCTCGGCTTGCCCTGCCGGCAGATCGTGTAGTTCTCCGGCACGAGGATCCCGAAGGTCGTGTCGGTGTTGTTGGCGACGGTCTTGTAGCCAGCCTGCTTGAGCAGGTGCTGGGCTGCAGGGAGGGGGAGACCGATGACGTTGGGTGGCTCCTGAGTCGAGGTGGATGCTTCTCGAGCTGCGGGCTTGGGCGCAGGGGCCTGGACCGTCGTGGTTCGTTCGACCGTTTCGGGAGCGGGTGCCGACGCTTCCTTAATCACGGTTGTGGTCTCGCTGCCCCCACAAGCCGTCAGGCCGATCGCCAAGCAAGTCACTGCCGCGCCAATCGCTATCCGCATCCTTCGCTCCATCGATCTCTCCCCAAGGTCGTTTGCAGGAAGGAACGTTGGAATACCCGCAAAGCTTTTGAGCGGGACCTCTCAGCCTGCTTCGCCGCCACGCTTCACGCGACCGCAGTGCGGACAAACCGGGGCAAGGGGAGGCGCCGCCTTCCCGCAGTGGGGACACCCGCACAGCAGATAGATCCCAAACCCAGCGATCAAGCCGACGTACGCTCCAGCATCAGAGCCGAATATGGCCCCCACGGGCCCTCCCACAAAAAAGAGGCCAGCCAGTATCGACGCGATGAACATCAGCTAGCACTCCCATCCCGCGGCACTGCGGGCGCAGCCTTGGCCTACGAGCCCAAGTCCTTCGACTCGGTGCATCCCAGTTTCGTAGACACGTCTGCTGTATTGAGAGAAGTCCACGTTGCGACTCAGGCGTTTCCACTTTCCTTCGAGTTGGTCGCTTCGATCGAGAGCCGCGGTGGCACAAGCCTCATCGCCTGCGCTGAAGCATCGCTGGGCTCGTTGGGTTTCCTGGGAAGCTTCCTTAAGCGCGTCTCGACCATCTACAAAATCCCCGATCATCTCCATTGCACCTCGGACTTCGGACTCAAACTTCGAGGCCGGAGTCTGAGTCTTCTGATCGCTGGCGCAAGCCACCAGCCCCACCACGAGGCACAGCAGCGTCACCGCACTCCATACCCGCATCCGACTTCCCCCATTGTTGTTTGCAGAAGGAAACGCTGGAATACCTCAAAAGCTTTCAAGCGCGGGTGGCATTCGCGTCCGAAGCAACTCCTAGGTTCCTCCCCGACTCCTTCTTGGAGTGGGCGGGTGGGCGAATGCTATCGTCTGCGCCCGAAGGGGGAATCTTTTGTCTACTGAAGTCGAGCCCGTAGTTCGAGATGAAGATGCCGAACTGGCCGATGCTCTTGTTGCGGTGAGGCGAGCGGCTACTTGCGAGTCGATTTCGGCCGGGACACGCGAGGCGCTTGTTTCTGTAGTAGAGCTTCTGTCTCTTGCTGCGCCCTCTCGATCCTTGCGAGCAGTTGAGTCCGTGTCGCCACCATCTCGGTCATCAGCGCATCGACAGCCCCCGCTACTTCGGCCAGTGACGGATCCGGCCTAAGGCTCTCAAAGAGGTCGGTTCCTGGGCTGATTGTCTCCGGCTCTTTGCGATCCGCCAGCGGACCTGAAATTAGATCCGCGACAGTGGTCTCCAGCGCCTTCGCGATCTCAGCGAGGGGTTCGGGGCGGTGTTTCCCCCGCTCCCATCTAGATACATCGCTGCCCTGCGTTGAGCCGGCCATGCGCTCGGCCACCTCTCTCTGAGTCAGATCGAGTTCGCCACGGCGCTCGGCCATGCGGCTGCCGATTAGTTCTGCTTCTTCCGCCATTCGCGCAGCGAGCCTAAGCAGGTCGGCACGATTTTTCGACGGCACGTTCATAGGCAAGACTTGACTCGTCATTCTGTTTATGTAGTATAGGCACAGAATGACGAGGCAAGCAACTAGTCAATCCGCGCCGACCACCGTAGGTCCGAACCTTCGAGCGGCGCGAGATTCGCGGGACTGGACTCAGCGCCAGGTCGCAGACGCCGTAGGCGTGACGCCAGCCGATGTATCTAGATGGGAGCGGGGGACCGTGGAGCCTGGCCGTCAATACAGACTCCTCCTAGCGGACCTCTTCTTTGATGGCGACGTATCGGCCCTTTATCGCGAGCCCCTAGATAAGGCAGCGGCGTAGATGGCTGGCCCGAAGAAGGGGAAGGCCGTTCCGACAACGCGCTCTCACCGCGGGGATCGGCATGCACTCCGCTTCCACATCCAGAGCATCCGCGAAACCGGACATGGCAATGGGCACCGTCAATCATCCCCGCGCTTTCGCGCCCGGATCGTTGACCCGGTTGGAAGAGCCTTTAAAGGACTGCTGCCCCGATGAGCAAGGCGACCAAGCGTTGTGTGAGTGATCGGGGCGCCAAGACCCGAGACTTCCTCTGCCCCCGTTGTGGCCATAGACATCGCAACCGGAGCAAGGAACAGCGGGAATGTCGTGCCATGCATCGGCGCGGCGAAATATGGGAGCCCCCAGTCGAAGCTTCGCAGGCAAGCCCCGAGGCCAGGGACGAGGCAACGCGCTATCAGCGTGACCCGCTTGGCGGCAACAAGCGCGACCACCTCATCGCCAAGAAGGGCCGCGAAAACTGGGCACCCCGCAAGATCGCAAAGTTCTTCGGCATTTCGGTGAGTGAAGTCAAGACCGTCTTGGAGCGCGCCGGACTATGACCCACAACGCAGTTCCCGCGCCCATCCCAGCCAACCTTGAGACCACCCTAATCACGGTCGCGGGTTGGATTTCGCCAACCTCTTTTCTAGCCGCTGTCGAAGCCGCCGAACGCGACGACGAAGACGGGATTCGCTCTGCACTGGCCCGGCGTGAGGAAGTGGCCTGATGCCGACCGCCACCTCCAAGAGTTCAGAGACCCTGAAGGTCACGCTTCCGGTCTGCCCGAACGAGGACTGCCGGCGCGTAGGAAAGATCCCAGCTGACCACTTCGGCGGCAAGGAGTACTGCGTTGGGCTGATCGGCAACGCCCATAAGAAAGTCCGTATGGAAAAGCGGACCTTCGAGCTGGTTGAGGAGGCCGCGTGACTGCCCTTCAGGACTTCGTAGCCGAGTCCAACCGCATCGAGGGCATTGGCATCGTTCTGGCCAGAGAGATCGAGGCGCACGAGGCATTCCTTGAGCTGCCCGAGGTGCGCGTTCCAGAGGTCGAGTGCTTCGTCCGCGATGTAGCCGGTGTGCCCCTACGGGACAAGCCCGGGATGAACGTGGTGGTCGGTCCGCACTGCCCACCCAAAGGCGGTGGAGAGATCAGGGACGCACTCAATGACCTCCTCGCCGACATCAACTGCTTCGAGCTGACCCCATGGGAGGCCCACGTCGCATACGAGACGCTGCACCCGTTCCTCGACGGGAACGGTCGCTCTGGTCGCGTGCTCTGGGCTTGGCAGATAAAGCGAGAAGGTCGCGACCCGTTCGCGCTGCCGTTCTTGCATGCAAGCTACTACGAAGCCTTGAATGTGGGGCGCGCGTCGTGAGTGCTGCCGCCGGGATTCTTCTCACCGCTCTCTCCCACACGGTCATAGACCTAGGGGTGGCATTCCTGGTTGTCGCTGCCATCGGTGCCTTGTTCGTCTTCGCGGTCTTGATTGGCCGGGGCATCCACGCGCTCGAGGCACCTGCCTTCGAAGCTCCTCGTGAACCTGAGCCAGAAGACCTCGATGACTGGCTAGCCGATACCGAGCCTTTCTTCGAGTTCAACCTCTGCGAGCACCCAAAAGCAAAGACACGACTTGATCGGGGAGCCGCCTGATGGCCTTCGACGATCGCAGCTTCCGCTCAACCGATGCACGCGCCGACGCGATGGAGCGTCTCGACAACGGTGACCGGGAGGCGCTTGCGGCGATGCAACGCGCCATGGGAGATATCGAGCCGCCGCAGGCCGAGCCCATCGACCCCGAGGCCCTGAAGAGAACCGGCTCCGACCTTCTCGATATCCGGGCGGCTCTCATCACCGCAGCAGGTCGCTTCCCCCAAGCAGGTAATGAGGACATACACGGGTGGTTCAACGCTCTCGTTAACGGGGTTGAAGCCCTGGGTGCGGAGCTGGGGGGGAGGTCGACGTGAGCGAGACCATCCCGAAGGCCCTGGCGGAGAAGCTCAATAAAGCCCGCGCCGAAGTAGAGGCCGTCGCTAAGAAAGGTCAGGCCGACGAGGGCTACGACTTCGTGCGAGCCGTAGACGTTGGAGTTGAGGCAGCTCGCGTCCTCAAAGAGCACGGCATCCTCACGATCCCTGCCGTTGAGTCGCTCGACATAAAGGTCGGCCAGGTCGGCGTGCTTGTGCACGCCACCCTTTCGTTCCGTGTAGTCGATGTCGATACCGGTGAGTCGATCACCACGCCTTGGGCGGGGTCCGGTCTCGATAAGCCCGGGGACAAGGCGCTCTACCAGGCCATCACGGGAGGGACCAAGTACTTCAGGGCAGGGCTTCTAGAAATTCCGTTTGGGATAGATCCTGAGGCCCCTGCCGCATCAGCACCTGAGGCAGAGCAGGTCCGCCGCGAGCAGGACCGTGCTGGGGAACCACCGGAGCTAGCGGCGGTGGCGAGTGTCTAGCGCGACCGCATTGTCATCTGCAGGGCGGGCGAAGCGAGGCTCGGCGATGGAACGTCGCCTCGAGGCCGAAGTCGACCAAGAGCTTCGCGAGTGGGTTGAGCGCGCCGAGCGCCGAGAAGCTGCGCTCCCCACACCGGCCGTCACTGCGGCGGTTCCTTCGAGGATGTCGGTGGCTGAGTTCGAGGTTCGTGCCGGGCAGTCCGCCGGCGACACACGCTGGGAACTAGACCGCGAGATCGAGCGTGAGCGCACCGCGCGCCAGTACGACGACGAATACCTCGCCCGCTACGCGGATGAGCAGAGGCCAGGGGCGAGCTGGTGAGCACGTCGTCTTGTACCCGCTGCGGCGAATCCCTTGTGAACCCTGCGAAACCCTGCGGCTTCTGCGTTCAAGAGCGGCGTCATGAGGCGGTCACGACCCTCGTCCAGATCCGCGGTGCCTGGGGTTCGGAACAGGCCCAACGGGCTGACGCGATCGACACCCTTCGAACCCTCGGCCACTCCAAAGAGGAAGTCCTACACGCAAGGGCCCAAGCCTTTGACGGTCACTCAGTAGAGGACATCTTGGAGGGGCTTTGTGGGGATGGCGCTGAGGCGATCGTCGCATGAACTTGTCAACGAGTGAAAGGCGAAGCGTGAGCGAAATCGGAAAGGCCATTGGCGGCCTCATCCTCGGCCTGATCGTCATCGCGGTGATCGTGCTCGTCGGGTGGCGTGTCGGCTGGTGGTTCAAGGAACAGAACGTCGAACGCCAGGCGCACATCTTCCGCAAGGGCTACGCAAATCAGGAACGACTGAGGGAAGACGCCGCCGAAAAGCTCAGCGATATCCGCGCCATCGAAGTACAGATCGGTGAGCTTGGCCGCGGCGAAAGCGACCAGGCCCAACGTCTGCAAGCGCAGGCCACGGCGATCACCACCATCGCCTGTCACGACGTTTCGCAAATCGCGGAAGTCGAACCCGAACTCGAATCGTTCACCGCCACCCGCTGCGGACTCAGCAGCGTGGCTCCATAGGAAGGCAACAACTGTGAAGAAGCTAGTTATCCCTGCCCTCTGTCTTCTCGCTGTCGCCCTGGCGGGCTGCACAGGCAACCGTGAGAGCGACGGCCAGAAAGCCGAGCACAAGGTCCAGCAGCAGATCGAAGACAACTACGCACAGGCGCAGCCGGTCCCAGCATTGACTAACTCGCAAGTTCGTCAGAACCTGATCGAGATCAAGGAAGCGATTGCAGAAGGTGTCGAGACAACCTCCTTCTTTTTCAATCTGGGCAGCCAGGACCCCGTGAAGACCTGTCCCAGTATCGGCGCCCCGATCCCCTCTGCCGCACAGCTCACCAACCCGGAGCAGATCGTCAATCCCCCCGGCGATATCTCGGCCATGCAGCTCCCCCAGATGGATCCAGATGGCATCTACACCGGGGACAGCAGCGGCACATACGTGCTCTGCATCGAAGCAAAAGGTGCGCCCTACGTGAGCTATTGGGAGGGCAGTGTCCTAAGCGAATTCGCCCCGGCCAAGTGGAACTACGACCAGCATACGGTCGAACTCCTCGGCTCTTCAAGCTGGGACTTCAGCAAGCACACCCCGACATCGGTCGTCAGGTAGACCGATGTCGGCCGCTCGCTACCAACCCCTACGAGTAGACCTACGCGGCTATCCCATAGCCGTAATAGAAGACACCCGTACGGGGGAGGAGCTGGCGATCCGCAGGAAGGGCAACTCCTTCTTGCACTGGGATCGGCGCGATCGTCTCGTTGACGATGCCTCGCTTCGGCGGGTTGCTCGAGAGGCGCTGGAGGCATCGACGTGATCAACGCTCTCCTGCTCATCGCAGCAGCAGTTCCGCTCCTCGCCATCGTGCGGATCAGGGCCTACGACGCCGGCCGGAAGGTAGGCCAGCTCGAGGGCTTCCTCGCTGCTCTCCAGATGGGTACCGCGGCCGCGGAAGCACAGGACCAAAAAGATCGGGACTGGGAGAAGTTCGCAGCGGGGGTGGCACCGTGGAACTGACGTGCCCACAGTGCGGACGCACCTTCACACCTAAGCGCCCTCACCAGATTTACGACGACCGGGAGTGTCGGTACCAGGGTTGGATAGAGAGAGAGGTCGAGGCGGCCCCTCAACGCGTCGAACCGCATGCCCTGGTCGAGGTGCGCGGCCAACAGGAGGAAGGCGGAACCTCGGCTGACTACCTCCTCCTCGCCCGGGAGCAGATCGCCCGCACCCTCCTGGCCACAAGCTTCTTCACGGCGGACGATCTTGAGCCCCTAGGCATCCCAGAGCAATACCGCCGCTCCGTACACGGCTCCGCCACTGGCTACTTCTCAGGCGAGCAGCCCTATATGGAGGAAGCGGGCCGTCGCAAGTCAGAGCGTCCAGAGCGCAAGGGCGCCAAGAACACCGTCTTCCGCATCACCGTCAAGGGGCGCCGCGAGCTGCTCGGCCTGCTGAAAGGAATGGCCGGCCCGGTAGCTGAAGCGAACAAACGTCTCTATGGGGAAACGCTCGTCGGGGTGGGGGGAGGGAACGCATCGGCACCTCCCGCCTCTCTGGCCGCTGCGTCCGGTCACTCCCCCCATCCGGGCGAGAACTCTTCGCCCGATGCAGTAACGGGCAGGCAAGGCTCCTCGGCGGGATCGACTCTCTCGGGTCGTCAGCTACCTGTCGAGGAGCCTGCTGCCCAACCTCTCTCACTACTCCCGGAGCCCGACCCCGAGGCGTGGGCGGCATGAGCACCTTCCGGGTCTGCAAAAAGCGCTGCGATCAATGCCTCTTTTCGAGCGCGAAGATCGTTGACGACGAGCGCAAGCGCGATGTGCTGCGCACCTGCGCCGAGAAAGACTCGCACTTCGTCTGCCACAAGTTCTCCATCGCGGAGGGCATGGGTTCAAACATCTGCTGCCGAGGCTTCTACGACGCCGACCCAGCCGCGACGAACCTCATGCGGATCGCCGGTCGCTTGGGTGTTGTCGAGTTCGTTGACCTTCCCGACGCACCGAGGGCGGCGTAGATGGCGGTCTCCAAGCGGCTTCGCTTCGAGATTCTGCGCCGGGATGGCTTCGCCTGTCGCTACTGCGGAGCGACAGGCTCTGACTCTGAACTTCACGTCGACCATGTTGTCCCAGAGGCTTTGGGCGGCGCGGATGAGCCGACCAATCTCGTCACGGCTTGTGCTGACTGCAACCGAGGGAAGGCCGCAATCAGCCCGGACCAGGGGTTGGTCGAGAACGTCGCAGATGACGCAATGCGTTGGGCCTCGGCGATGGAGGAGGCCGCAGCGGTACTCGCTGTGAAGCGAGAAAAGATCGACGTCTACGCAGATCAACTTGAGCAAGCCTGGGGTGAGTGGCGTACGGATGACGGCGATGGCGACACGTTCCCGCTTCCATACGGCTGGCGTGACTCGGCGGAGCAGTTTTACACCGCGGGACTCAATCTCGAGGATGTCGTCCGACTAATCGAGGTCACGATGACGAAGCCGCGGCTCGCCGAAAAGTGGCGCTATTTCTGCGGATGCTGCTGGCGGAGCATCCGAGAGCGGCAGGAGATCGCGCGAGACCTGATCGAGCGTGACATAGCCGGAGGGGGGTGAGTGGCGTCCTACTACCCAATCTCACCGTTGTTTTGGAAGGACGAAAAAGTCCGGGACTGGCTGGTCGCCGGCGAGGACCGCACGGTCACGCTCGCGCTCTACTTGCTCACCTGCGGGCACCGAAATCTGGAGGGCCTCTATTGGCTCCCGTACCCATATATCGGGGTCGACCTCGCTTGGGAGGCGGACGCCGTAGGCGAGCGCATGGCGCACCTCCTGGATGGCAAGTTCATCGAATACGACACGAAGGCCGAAGTCGTCTTTGTCCGCAACGCGCTGAAGTACCAGCAACCGAAATCACCGCCCCAAATCAAGGGGGCGATCTCCTCGCTACAGCGGGTTCCAGCGACACCTCTTCTGCACTCACTCCTAACGGTTGCGGATACCCATGCCCTAACCCTTGCGAAAGCCATTCGCAAATCCTTCAAGGACCGTCTAGCAAAGTGATTGCCAACAACCAACTCCAGAACCACCTCCACCTCTTTCCCTCGGTTAACGACGGTAGTCGTCTCTCGAAGACATTTCGTGTAGCGAAGCGGCCAGTGGTTAACGGTCGTTTCCTTCTCTCGCTAAGTAGTCGTGGCCCTGTCTTGCGGATGACCAAATGACCGCTGAGCGAAAGATCATCAGCGAGGCCATTCGGGCAAGCACTGGCGCGTCCGAGGTCCAGAAGAAGGCCGCGAAGAAAGCAGCGTTCGACCTTCGCGGCACACCCTTCGTCTTCAACGGCTACCTGATGCTCGTTGCCCGCGGTGCCCCAACGACGGAGAGCAACATCCTCGCCGAGGCCAAGAAGCTCACCCGCGCGAACGAGCGCCACTTCGCTGGGCAAGGCAAGCGAGCTGGGTCGGAGGCCGCGTGACGACCCACCTCGCAAAAGCCACCCGCTGCAGTAACGAGGTCCGGGCCACCCGATCGAAGTTCAAGCGAGACATCAAGGCCGGTGAGGTCCTGATCTCCAAGTTGCTCATCGAGACGGCCGGCGGTGTCGCTGACTGGCTTGAGACCTTCGAGGTCGCCCACCTACTCAGCGCCATGGAAGGCGTCAGCTTCGAGATGGGCTGCGAGCTTTGCGAGACCCTACGGATCCCGCCGCTGAAAACGGTTGGGGCGATGACTTACCGTCAACGGCGAGTCATCGCCAGCCACGTTGCCGAGTGGGAGAAATCGGCTGTTCCTTCGGGTGGTAAGCGCGCCGTGGCCAAGCGTCACGAAGCCCTTCGAGGGTATGCGCGCCCGATCAGCGGTGGGCGAGTGCCGGTTCGGAGGCTCGGATGAACGTCCCCTGGGAGGCACTGAGCCGAGCCTTCGTACACCCCCTACGCATCTCCATCCTTGAAGTCCTGGCGATGGACGGGGGCCGGATCCTTTCTCCGAACGAGCTTCACCACGAGCTGCAGGCGCCGCTCTCCAAGGTCAGCTACCACGTGGAGGAGCTGGCGAAAGCTGATCTGCTCGAGCTGGTTCGAACTGAGCCGCGACGTGGGGCGACAGAGCACTTTTACCGTTTGAGGACCGGACAGTGAAGGTCGCCGTCGAGGTCTCCCCAGAGGTCCTGGCCCAAACGCCCGGCCGATGCTCGGAGTGCAACGCGGCAATCGTCAAAGGCGAGCTGATCCAGAAAGTCATTGCCACTGGCGCTTGGGTGCATCCGGAGTGCGTGCCGGTGAAGGAGGCGCGCTGGTAATGAAGCTCCACTGCTCCAACGGCTGCACGCCTCCGTACAAAACGGAAGGCTTCGAGCGCCAGCCACACGAGACTCACTGCGACCAGCCGGGTTGCGACGGGCGCCTGCTCACGGGCATGGAGCGCAATGCGCGCAAGCAGGCCTCGCGTAACAACGGCAGGCTCCGCAACCAGACAGACGCCGAGTCACGGGCGGCCGAAGAGTTCCACGAACTCGTAGCCCCGACCGGCGAATCGTGCTGGGCGAAGGAAGCTCGCCACGGCCACATCTGCACCGGGAACCTGGAGGCGCACCACATCGTGCCGCTCGACTTCTGGCGCCGCGCGTTCGGCGACCTTCCGGAAGAGGACCGGCTAAAGCTGATGTACGCGCCGATCGTCGGTGCTCCTCTCTGCGGTGGTTTCCACGCTGCCATCACCCCCAGCGTCGGCGGTAAGCGGGACACCATCTATTTCGCCGAGCTTGACCGCGAGCTGATCGAACACTGTGAACGACTCGACCTGAAGTACCCCGGCCGTGGAGTGCTGGCGCGACTGCGTTTGGAGTGTCCGGCGCACGAGGCGGTGAGCGCCCGTGGCTGACCTACTCCGCCTCTACGACCCGGGCGAGTGCGGCAAGGACGGATATCCGCTGGCCTGGCACAAATGCCCGGATTGCCAACCTGGCGACTCCGGATGCGACACGTGCTGGGACGGCCAGTCGGCAAAGGGGCTAGTCCGGATTCTCGCCGGGCAGCGATGCGTTCGCTGCAAGCACCCCTACATCGTCGGTGGCCACTATCGGGACGCTGGCTGGAGTCCCTGCGACAGCAAGTGCCAGCACGACGGGCCGATGCGCGGCTGGTCGGAGTACGGCGATCCGGTCTCGGAAAAGGCCGAGGCCGCCGATCTCCTCGACCTCCTTCGCTGCGGCGACCTCAGTCTGGTCGAGGCAAAGTGGCGCATCCTCACCGTTCACCACCTGACGGGCGAGAAGGCCGACTGCCGCTGGTGGAACCTCGCCGCTCTCTGCCAGCGCTGCCACCTGCAAATCCAGGGCCGCGTCCGCATGGAGCAGATCTACCCGCACGAGCACTCGGAGTGGTTCAAGCCCTACGCGGCTGGCTACTACGCGCTGACCTACCTCGGCGAAGAACTGACTCGCGAGGAGACGGTCACACGCCTTGACGAGCTGCTTGCACTTGAGCTTTCGCCGCCCCCCAAACAAAACCAAGAGGCGGCTATAGGGCTGCCCGGAAGGAGCAGCAGATGAGCACGACCGCGGTAAAGCCAGTCCCCAAGCGCTTGAAGGAGCTGGACAAGCTTCACCTCGACAGCGGTGGGCACACCTCATTTGAGGCCGGCCACTGTGCGATGGAGCTGGTCTCTTATCTCGCTGGCGAGAAGCATTCGGCCCAGCCGGAGTGTTCATCGCCGGTCCTCACGAGCTTCCTGATCCGCCTCAATGACGGACTGCCCGACGAAGCCCGCCAGAAGCTGAAGCCCTACCTGCCAAAAGTCATCGGAACCCGCGACGACCAAGACGAGGCGCGTGCCTGGCTTGCGGCCGATTGGGCGATTCGAGTCGCTCTCCCGACTTGGCTGGAGCTAAACGGGACCAGCGAGGCGGCAACGATGCTGCGCGGGCTGGCTCCCATCACCGGAGAAAAGGATCTCAACGAGATTCGCCCTCGCTTGGTCGAGATTAAGAAAGAGGCTTGGGAGCGCCGACGGGTGGCGATGGGCAAGCTGCGGACCAAGGTTCGCGAGGAGGTCAAGAAGAAGCTTGCGAAGCTCGACCCGCCTCCGAAAAATTCCGCAGCCGTAGCCGAAGCCGCAGCCGAAGCCGTAGCCGAAGCCGCAGCCGCAGCCGTAGCCGAAGCCGTAGCCGAAGCCGCAGCCGAAGCCGCAGCCGCAGCCGTAGCCGAAGCCGTAGCCGTAGCCGCAGCCGAAGCCGCAGCCGTAGCCGCAGCCGTAGC